CCTTTTTCTGTTAAAAGTATTTACCCTCTTGAAGTGAGTTGTGATTTTAATATAGCTCAAGACAACTATGTGCTTCAAAAGCTGTCTGATTTGTCTTATAACTTGAAGAATATAAGTAATTTTTATATTAACACTAAAGATTTTAATGGTAATTCAGTAAACTTTAATTTTGGAAGTTCGTTATGTTATTTCATTGATGTTTCCGAAGACTTCTCTGCTAGTGTAAATTCTCCTGTAGGAATAACGGTAAGGTACAGGGGCTATCTGAAATAAGGCAAAAGGATGAAATATTTTAATGAGTGTGAAGTAGTATTTAATTCGCGTTTTGGGTCAGGACTAGTTCTGGCTCAGAATACTTCTATTGGAGTAAATAGAAACATAAATTCTACTTATGTAATCGGAAGACAAAACTCGTCTCAGATGTTTAAAACTAAAGCAGATGAGACTAATATTGAGTTTACTTATTTTCCAAACATCTCTGATCCTATATATAAATGTTTCGATTACATAAAAACAGGAATTTTTACTGGTAGCTTTCCTGAAGCAGTTGTTCCTGTTCAGGTTGTTTTGGCAGGGGTAAGTGGGTCTTTTTATCCTTCTAGATATTCATTGACAGTAAATCCTAATTCAAAAGTACAAGCTTCTGTTTCTCTTTCTAGTTTTTCTAATCTTTCTGGAAGTATTAATGACAAAACTGCAATTAATAATTTAGCCAGCGGATCAGGCATAGCTCATTCGTGGAATGCTAAAGTCTCAGGAACAGCCGCTCTTTATAATGTTTTAGACTTCAACTACGGCATCTCTATCAACTGGAATCCAATTTATTCAGTCGGTCAACAAAGGCCAAGACAAGTTGATTTGTCCGCTGGAGAAGAAACGTTTGATTTTACTGTAGAAAATTTTAATTCAAATTTCTCTAATACAGACTTATCAACAGCAGAAAACGCCAAGATAAACATAACTACTTTTGGCGATCAATCAATAATGATTATCAACACTTCAGGAAGCAAGATTGACTCTTCCAATCTATCAATTAATATTGACGATTTCGCTAAAAATAAAATATCATTAAAAAGGAGTTTCTAAATGTTTTTCAACTATAAAAATTGCACATTTAAGCTAAGTGGCGTAGACATACTAGCCACTAATGTAAATATGTCTCTTGATTCAAGTAACACTCCTGTTTATAATGAAGAATTTAAAAAGAACTCTTATACATATTCTCCAGAAGATACAGTAGATACAAGTTTTTCTATTTCTTATTACTTGACAGGAAAAGACTTTGTTAAGGAATATCTTTTAGGCGCAAATTCTGAGCAGGGTATTTCTGGAAATTTTTGTGGTCTATATTTCCAAAGTGGTTACGTTACAAGCTATTCTATAAAAGGGTCTCCAGATTCTTTAGCTAAAGTAGATCTTGAGCTTAAAGTTTTTGAAACATTAAAAGGCTCTTTTTCTCCTACTGCCCCGGCCAATCTGCCAGAAATTACACCCTTAAATTTTTCAAATTTTTATCTGTCTGGAAATCTAGATGGTACTGCTTTTGATTCTAACGGTTATAATTTTACAAATTTTAGCTATCAATACCAAAGAGAGGTCCAGAAGTACAATAAAGAAGGAGCTTCTACTTTTGATCAAAGCGGTAGGGCTTATCTTGGAAAGAGGTCTCAATCGTTTTCTTTTGAGATAGATAACTTTAATGTTTCTCTCCCATATTCTGGAGTTCCTTGCGCCTTTTATATTTCGCTTCAAACAGGGGCAGTTCCTCTTGATACATTGTCTTTTGCGGGAATAATTTCCTCTAAAAGATCTTCTGTCGAGTCTCAAGGATACATAAGATCTGAGTTTTCTTTAAAACAAGACTTCTCGCATTTTAGACCAGCAATAACTGATTTCACTCCAAGAGTTATATTGCCCGGAGCCACCGTGACAATAAATGGAAGTAATTTTATAAACGTTAAAAGGATTCTTTTTGGAAACACAGAGGCAGCTTCTTTTACTCCGGTTTCTACTTCTTTGCTTACTGCGGTTGCTCCTACAAGTTTAAAAGGTGCTGCTGCTATTTTCATAGAGACAGAAGAGACGACTTCTTCTTCTATTTTTAACTTTAAAACAAGTGTATCTGTTAATGATATAAGATTATCTACGCAGTTTCAAGGATTATAATATGCCAAGCTACAATACAGGTTTAATAAATCAAAAGATGCGCGTCACGGGCGCGGGTCTTTATGCAGTAAGTGGATTGCAGCTTCCCGGTGCTGGCTTCATTGATTTTTCTTATTACGACGCTTCACCAGAATATATTGAATTTAACGTTCCAGAAAATGTAGCTTTTGGTCAGGCTAAATTTTATTTTATTACTGGAAATTCGGTCTCTTCTCCAATGTATGTAAGTGGAGTAGACTTTTTTCCAATACCAAGATTGGATGCCATAATACCACAAACACAAGAGGTTGGTCAATTTGTTGCAGTAAGTGGCAAATCATTAAGTGGCGTACAATATGTATCCTTTAATAATATCACTGGAACAAATCTATCTTATCAACCAGATAGCGGTGTTTTGCTAGTTAAGGTTCCAAGCGGTTATACGACAGGTCCAATTAGAGTTAGTGGCTACAATAATACCGGAATAGTTTCTGTAGCTAGTGATTTTAATTTTTATGGTCGCATTTATATAAGTGGATTTAGTGATAATCTGCCATACGAAGGAGATGTTCTTAGAATATCTGGAAATAATTTTAACTTATCTTATGTAACTCAAAGTTATTTTCCTGTCAATTTTACTACCTCTGTAGATAATGGAGTTACTGGATTTGTAACCGCTCCATTTACTGGTGGTGGAGATGTAATTTCAGGAGTAGTCCCTGCAAATGCTAATGCTGGATTTGTAACAATAAATTCAAAAGACGACACTACTTTTACTTCCAGAAATCAAATAACTGTTCTTAAAGCTCCTGTTGTATTTAATGCTTTAAATTACTATTTAAATTCTGGACAATCTAATATTGCCATCGGTAAAAACTTTAATTACGCTACTGGAATTACTCTAAGCGGACTAAACTATAGACAACCAAAAACTATATTAAATAGCGGAGTTAGAAGTTCTCAAGTTGGGCTTTTTGGTAGATCTTTACTGTTTAGCGGAAGTTCTTATCTGCAAATTCCTTCTCCTTCTGGTGGTGATTTTAGTTTTGGAGCAGATCCATTTACTATAGAATTTTCAGTTAATCCATTGCCATACACTTCAACTCCAAGAATTGATATGTTCCAAGATCAAGGATGGGATGGAAATGGTTTTTATTTTTATAAAGCTGCTGCAAGCACTAATTGGACATTTTACGCTAGTAATTCAGCTAAAGCTACAATTGCGACTTCTTTGATTCCAGCAAATCAATGGACTAAAGTAATAATATCTAGAACTTCTGCAAATGGTGATACATTTGTGGCAATAAGCGGTACTAATAGACAATCTTTTTCTACTGTTTCTGCTGGAACTCCTTATACAATAACGGCTGGTAGTGGATTATTCATTGGAACCCATAATACAGGTTCTTATGGAACGTATGGAGTAAATCCATTTTCTGGATATATTGAAGATTTTAGAATAGTTAAAGGCGTTGGATTATATAATACTATTAGCCAAGTAATGACTGGTTCTGGGCTGTTTGATACTCAGAACACGGTAATATTATTACAGGGCAATTATTCAGATTATGATTATAGAGGAGATAGAACTCAACTATCTAGTATTAGAGATATATCTGGTTATGTAGAAGATTATAATTATGGATTATACAACAAGGTCTTCCCAATCTCTGCTTTTGTAAAAAATTCTGTTGGTTCTAGCTTAACTTTTACTGGAACAAATGCTGATGCTGGATGTTACGATATTACTATAAAAAATTCTGGAGGAAGAGACTTCTTGTTTAAGAATTTTGAAATAATAAAAGCAGATCCGATGATAAAGAGTGTTTCTACTTTTGAAAACTATATTGGCGGCTCAGTAGAAATCATCGGTCATAATATATATCCAGATACACAAATTCTTTTCCAAGACACTGGAGACGCTAATTCATTAGTTGAGGCTACAGAAAATTCAAATAGCTATTCTTATCAATCGACATTTAGAAACGCAAAAGATTTAACAGCTTCTAGCTCTGTAAGAATAAGCAACAATACGTCAAAATATGACGACAGAAGCTTCTTATTTTCTGGAAGCCCCGGACCATACATTAAGTTTTCTATTACTGGTCAATCTCCAAACATTCCTTTAAGCTATGGAAACACTTTTGCAGTGGAGTTAGACTTTAGACCATTGGCTAGTTTTTCTTCTTCAGATAAAAAATTCTTGATAGGTAGTCAAAGTGGATTAAATGTCTTTGTCACTTCTAATCAATTAGTCGTGTCTGGTATTGATTGGGATGGATTTAATTCAAACTTTTCTGGACAAATAAATACAAGCGACTGGAATCGACTTTCAATTTGTAAGAGCTACTTTAATAGAAGCAGTATTAGTGGAAAGATATTATTGAATGGCGCACCAATTAATTTATCTGGAATTAATTACAATTTGAACTTTGCTACTTCTAATCTTGATTTTAGTTTAAATGCCGACAAGAGTTTAACAAATCCAGTTTTTGATATTTATATTGGAAGAGATTATGCAAATACTCCTGCTAATTATTGGAGCGGTTATATAGATGAAGTTAGAGTTGTAAGAGAAAATCCTTATCAATACTCTAATTTTGCTCCTATTAGGAGAGCCAGAAATAATTCAAATACAGAGGTTTTAATTCATGCAAATGCTGACTTAATAGATGATAACGTTAGGACTTTCGGTTATTTAAGTCTTAATACTCCTAACTTATCTTCAACTAGAAAAACTAATTTAGTATTAGATAACACATATTCTAGAATTACTGGTGGGTTTGATAAACAATTCACATTCCTTAAAACTCCAACAATAACAGGAATATATCCCGCATTATTAACCCAAGGTCAGCCAGCAACTGGATACGGAAGCGACATCTACTATGTAGGTTCAATTAACATAGGAAGTTATTCTGTTAGCAATTATACTATATCTCAAGATGGTTCAGAGTTTTCTCAAAGAATAGTATTTACTGTTCCTGATTTTGCTCAAAGCGGCGATTCTCTTTCTATCAATTCTAATTACTATAATTATACTTATCCAAGTGGTTTGCCTATAGCGAGCGGAACTCTTGTTGTAGATGGATTTTCTCCAATAACTGGGGTCGCAAATACTTTAATTACCCTATCTGGAAAATTTTTAAATACAGTTACTTCTATAGAACTAGGCAGACAAGATGGTGCTTACAAGGTAATTACAGCTTTTAGAAGGCAAAGCATTAGCGGATTAAGCTTTTTCATTCCTCAAGTTTATGATATTACAGATGGTCCAATAGTTGTTAATGGTAGTACAAGAGTAACTACGACAGATTCTTTAACTTTTATTAACCCTATTATCTCAAAAATAACTCCAAACTCTGCTTATTTTAATGATTCAATAACTCTGTCTGGTAGTAATTTAAGTAGTCTTGATTTTTATGGCGTTGGATTTAATAATGAAATAATAAAATATCCTCATGTTGTAGCTCCTACTTCAACTGGAGCTTTGATAAGAGTGCCGAGAGATGTAAAGAAAGGGGTTTTTAGATTTTTTAATTCAGGCACCACTGTTGAAATAAAAGGATTTTCTCCTTCATTTAATCCAAGCACAACTGTTTCTGGTTCAAATACTGATACTTATAGAACTAGAGATATTATATTAGTTACAGGAATCAATGCTCATAATTTTCAAACAAGAGACCTTTACATTAGTGGATTTAATAATCTAACAAATAAAACAGGTCAGTATTTAATTTCTCAAGCAATGTCAGTTGCTGACATCTCTACCCTTTCTGGATTAGCTCAACCTTATACTGGATACTCTATTCTTTCTGGAAATTTAAATATTGTATCAGACGTTTCTTCTCAAATACCTGACTTAGGATTGCTACTCAGTGGTTCAGATACGATTGGCATTGGAACCACAGTAAGTTCAAATAGTTACATAACTTTAGATGGATATGTTGGAAGTGGTCAGATATTTTTCCAAAGAAATAGCTTTGATGCAGATAACATGTACAAAACTATCACAATTAAAGCTCCATCTATTTCTACTTCATCTTTAAACATTCTAACAGGTACATATAGATCACTAATTACTTTAACTGGAGAAAATCTTAATTATGTAACAGGAATTAAATTTGAGGGAGTTGGTACTCTTGCTAGAGGAGCTTCTGGAGCAATAGCTACGTCTTTCCCTTATTTAGCAGTTAATTATAAATCAGGAATAACAGTAGTAACTGATTCTAGAGACTTAAATAGTAGTGTTATTTATAAAGATTATGGTCAGTTAAAATTCTATCCTCCATCAATGGCAGGAAAGAATTTACATGGCAAAGACGTAGAAGACATAAGGCCAATCTCTGGAATGTTCTATCTCCAAACTTATTTAGGAGAAGAGTATCCTGTTACTGGTAATTTTAATTATATTCCATTCATCTCAATCAATGACGCTTATCTAAACAATAACTTAACATATAGACTAGATGGAACAACTCAGGTTAGCGGATGGGATGGCTCTGTTATTACTTTCAATGGTGAAGGAGTTAGGTATTTGACTGGTGTTAACTTTTTTACAAAAGTAAATGGAGTGCTAGTAGAAAATTTCCCAACAGTCTTCCAATTTAATAAAAAACAGGCAAAGATAAATTTCTTTAATTCTGCTGGCGGAAATATTACTGGATACAGTATTATTAGTGGAGGTGCTGGTTATGCATCATCTGCAATATCAATAGGCTTTACAGATGGAGGAGCAGGAGTTCCAACTGCAAACGCTTTAGTTTCTTTCATGCCTCCATATGTTGGTCAAGTTACAGGAGTAGATATAATATTTAATCCAACTTCTTCTACTCCAAATTTCTGGCAAGGCAATAACGCTATAGTATCAAATCCTTCTTCTGGGTTTATATTAAAAAATCCACCTGCGAACTTAATTTTTTCTGGAAACAACTTTGCTGCACAAAGTGGAGATGGTTCTAAATACTATGCTTATTATAGCCCGTCAGTTACGTTTCCATTGGATAACGGTTTCGTGGTTGGTGAAAAACTAGACATGAGATTAGCTAACTATGGAGCAGTTTATGAAACAACAGATCAGCCATTTTTAACTATTCAAAATCCAAATAACTTCGCAAGAATAGCTGATATTATTTTAACGGGTAATCAATATGTTGGTAAAAATAATTTAACACTTAGATATGATGAGATTTATTCTAATGACGATGCTGATTTTAATAGCATGGATTTACAATTAAAAACCTCAATCCTTTATCCCACTGGGTATAACGGAAAGAGGTTTATGCTTACCACAACTAAACCTTCCAAGAATGGAAAATATTTAAGAGTAGATTTTTCTACCAATATTCCTCCGTCTGGAGATTACGTCATTGCAAATGATCCAATTGACTCTAAATACTTAAAACTTAGAATTGAAACTATTAATTCAGAAGCTTCTCTATTTAAAGGATTAGGAACAGTAAGCTCTTCAAGTAAAATATTTGCAGGTTCAGTAGGAGCAGGTTCTAGCTCGCCCGGAATCGGAGTTTCTTAATTACTTAAGCTTTTGAATTCTTTCAATCAATTCAAAGATTTTAATCTTTGGAATGTCAGCTATTGACATAAGAGAATCAGCGTTAGTATAGTTTTCTTTAATCAATTTTTCTTTAAGCTTCGTAAAAGTAACGCTCTTCTCTTTCATTACTTTTTCAAGAATAGCATGAGGCTCAAAGATGGCTGAAGACTCGGCGGAATCATCAACAACATTGTTCTTCGACTTGCCAATTTCATCTTGACCAACGATGTTGATCTTTAAGAAGTTTCGGACGCAGCGAATAAACGCTCTATTTTCGGCAATTGGACCCAAGAAATGACGAGCAAAGTCCTTAGTGTTACCGGGAGAAGCATCTCCAATAGAAGAAAATGTAATGCAATTTCCTTCTGTTTCATAGTTTGAAATCCAGTCTATTTTACAAACTGCTACTACATAGTCTGAACTTGGAGAGGTTACGGTGTAATCAACAGAGTGAAATCCTCTAAGTTGTGCTACATATTTAATTCCAGCTAGAAGGATGAGTAGATCTTTATCTTCTAGCTTAGTAACATCAGTTTCATTGGTCTTATCCCTGTTTGGAACAAGGAATTCTGGCTTGATCATTTTTCGCCAGTTAATAGAACCGTCATCATTAAAGTGATATTCTACACCTTCAATGAGACCTTCAGAGGAACGAACAAGTTTCTTTACAGTATTCACATAGATATACTATGCCGAAACTGCGGACTTATCAACTCTAAAAATCCAGAAATTCTCAACCTCTTTCCAGAACTCTGGACAGTCGATAACGGGTTCAGCAAGCTGCTTTGCTTCAATTCCATTTTTTAAAGAAGATTCACTCAAGTAAACTTTGCCATTACTAATTAATCTCTTGTTTGATTTATAGAAAGCGTTGGAAGTATATTCGATGCCAGTTTTCTTTTTTAGATTAATTGGCATTTGAGTAATATGCTCTTGTTCAAGGTATTTAAGTTTAATTTCTTCTAATTCCTTGCCTTCTAAATAAGTAAACAATTGATAAGAAATATTACTAGATGCTAAAAAGTCTGCAAATCCTATGTTGTTGTTTTCTTTAATTTCGTAAAAAATTCTTCCAATATTATTTTTATTATTAATAATAATATTTGGATCAATAGGTTTGTCTGTGATTATAAAGCATTGACAAACTTGAAGCTGTTCGTTGAGGAATTTCTCGTTATGCTCCAAGTCCATTCTAACAACAATATTATTAGAATTAAACTGTTTTGGGTTTACAATTTGATTAGGCACCATTTCTAATCTCATGTTATTGTATTCGGTGCCGAAATAAAGAGTTTGGATAGAGTTGTTATGAGGGATGCCTAGTAATTTTAGAATACTATTAGCAATATGCTCTGGCTTTATTGAATTGATTGTTTTGGGATTCTCCTCAAAAGAAAACGTTGGCTTGTTAGTCCTCTTCGGCTCAAGCAAAATATGGTCTTTAGGGTCTCCGAAGAAAGGCTTCACGCAATTGATGTAGTTATTGGAATACAATGCTACAATCTTTTTACCATAACCAGAAGCAATATGAGTGGGGAAACTATCCGCTCCAAAATGAAGAAGCGAGTCTTTTAGAACGAAAGCTGTTTGATTAATATTAGTTAACCCAACAAAACTTAGAACGTTGCTGTAAACCTTTTCTTTGTCTTGTCCAAGCTGGATAATTTTTATTCCTTTTTCATTTAAAATAGGAAAAATAAGATTAACTACTTCCTGCCAATAATCATAAGTCTTTGAAGGCTTAGAGCTTGGATGAAAAGTGATATATTTGTCAGCGGTAACAGGAAAAAATTTTTCGTAGATATAAGGCTTCTTAATCTTAACTCCAGAAGCTAGAGAATATTGCTCTAAAAGGTGCATATTATTTAATATCGAATGCGATCTTGTCTTTGCCGTTATGAAGATAGTTTAGCATTTTTTGAGTACCTATGTGAGGCAAGAAAGCTATTTCAAAATACCCCTGATGGTCTCCATATCCTTCTAGCCACAGCAAGCTATCCATTTGAGGAATATATTCTATAATTCTATGGACATAAGGATTACCTTCAATAATAGAGAAATAATCTTTCTTAGTTGCGAAGTATAGATTATGGTCAGGATAGGTTTCTTTTATTGACTCAAGAAGAGCGGTGCAAAGATAAATATCTCCAATGCTTTCTGGCATTACAAAAAGAATTCTCTTTCCTTTGTCATTAGGGTCTAGAATTTCTTCAAAATCAATTTTTCTATTTTTTTGATTCTCTTGTGCGGCTACTTGGCGGAAATAGTTTTCAACATTCTGGCGGCTTTCTCCTTCAGAAAGTTTTTTCATCCAATGCTTGTATCCATCATCATTCTGATTGACCTGCTTCATCTTCAGAATATTATGATACATGAAGATTAGCCATTCTCCATTATCGGTAATATTTGGGACGCTGGCATTAGGGTCTTTTTCTTCTTCCTTCAAGGAGAAGTCATAAGATGTGAAAGGAATAGAGTCGATATACTGTTCGAACATCTTTCCAATAACAGGAACAGAATAGTTTTCTATAGCCCATTTTCTAGCCTTTTGACCCATTTGTCTCTTTTCAGACTCTGGCATCTTGTAGACATGATACAACTGTTTTGCTATAGACTGAGGATAAGTAGAAGCTTTTCTAAACTGAGTGCCATGCTCTCTGTACTCTGACCATTCAAGAGCAATAGAAGCAGCATCAGGGTGACACATATCTTCTCCGCAACTATAGTTAGTTACTAAAGTTACAAGCTCACAATACTTTGCCTCTTGAATTGGAATTTCTTGTCCACCGCTAGTAAACGGATGACAATAAACATCCATCAAATTATAAACCTCGCACAACTGTTCTTCAGTTACACCAAATCCAGTATTTGTTGTAGAACAGCTTTTATCAGAATTACAAGATGGGCACTTTAATTCTTGACCTTGGAAAGGCGTAATGAAGTAATTTTTACATTTATTGCAAACATAAGTTGTATAGATATCTTTTTTATCTATTTGATATTCGTCTGCGAGCTTATGAATATCCCAGCCTTCGCCCCAATGAGTATGGAGTAATAGCTTTGCATTTTTTACATCGGGATGATTTTTAGTAAAGTCTCTAAAACCTTCTAGCAGGTTAGGTACAGACTTGCGAAGTTGATTTCTAAATACGAAACCAACAATAAAAGAATCACTAAGACCAAAACGTGCCTTAAGTTGCTTCTTTTTCTCGGCTCCCAAATAACTAAATTTAGAATGATTTACTGGACCATGCATGGTTCTGGCATTATTGATGCCAATTTTATGCATTTCTTTTGTAGCAAACTCACTCCAGATCCAGTATTGAGAAGACTTTTTTGCTTGATTTATTGCTTCATCATAGATCGGAAGAGAATCAAGGGTAACCCAAAGAAGAGAAGTGATATTCTTATACCAGTGTTTATTATAGTATTGAGTGAAAGCCCAAGGATCTTGCGCTCCAATCCAAATATCAGGCTTCTCTTCCTTGATTACTTGATCAATATAATAAGATCCATAGGATACATCTCTAGCGAGGGCGGGATCGGCATTGATCCTATTGATCTCATTGGGATCGGTAGGGACACTTCCAAGACTCTTCCAAGGAGTCTTGGATAAAGCGGGAGAACCCACTTGGGTTCCCCCGCAGTAATGGATAATATCATACTTACCAGTGTTATACAGGTAAGAGACTAGTTCCTTCGCTGCCCTACCGAATCCAGTTTTAGCGAGGCACCAATCCGTTTGAATTACTATCTTTTTCTTTCGCATTAGAATACGAGTTCTTCTGCTTGAGCCTCTGCTTCAGTTTGGGCAGCAGTTTGATTTAGTTGAATTTTATTATAAGCTGGCTTCTTTGGGGCTTCCTCTTCTTGAGCCTCCTTTGGGGCTGAAGCGGCTTTGTCTTGAGCATAGAAAGAGTTTCTGATAAACTCTTGCAAGAACTCTTTGACGAGAATTGCTTCTGCAAAAGTGAAGCCAATCAAAAAGCTAACCTTATTAACTGAATCTCCCTTTTGCTCCTTTGAGGCATTGAAAGAAAATCCAATCTGATTATTGTCTCTGAGATACGGGCAGAATTTGCCCATTGCATTTGAGTTAGGAGCGGTATGATAGAACTTGTACTCAGCATTTCTGTTGATTGCATCTACGATACCTGCTGCTTCGACTGCATTAAACTTTAATACAGTAGTCTTCTCTGGGTTCTTTGCGTTCTCACGAAAAGACCCAAGCTTCTTGGCTTCGTTCCAAGAGTGCTGCTTGATAAAATTAACAAACAAAGAGGTATCCTTCGTTTGAAAAGAGCAAGCGGTTCCAGTTACTTTTGCATTTCCCTTATAAAATTGTAGGTTCATTCAGACATTATTTTGCCTGAAAAAACGTGATTTATCAATTATTTTTTTCGGCTTTTAATTGGGAAAGCTTAGTGTAAACTGTATGAGTTTGAATGGCGACAAGTCTTGCAAATACAGAGTCTCCAAACTTCTGTCCAGTAACGATAACGATATCTTCTTCTTTTGGCATTCTATTATTCAGATTCTGCATATCATCGATCTTGTCAGAGAAGATCATGACGTTGACTGATGCAGTTTCATCTGAGATTTGCATCTTGAAGTATCTAGTCTTCTTCTCTCTTGAAACTCCTGACTTACACTCTTGAATAACTCCAATAAATGAGACTTCATCTTTCTCGGCAAAGTCCGCGATGTCTTTAATGTAAACTAGATCATCTTTCTTTGAAATAAAAACTTCTCTCAGTTTATTTCTGACGCTATATCCAATAATAGAATTCTCATAAAACCAATTAGCAAAACTCTCTGACTTGCTATTGATTTCATAGATCTTTTTATAGGGATCTGCTTTGGTTCGCAGGGTCTGAAGTCTTGATTCTTTAATATAAGGTTTGCCTTGAACATCCTTATTGTCCTTCATGTGCATAAGGATTTTAACTAAGTCATAATCAAAAGTCTCACCAAATAGCTTTGCATTAATCTTCTCCTTATTAGTTAAGACGTTCCAAAGCTGGGCTTCATATACTATTTTACTTCTAGACTGCTTGAAGTCACCATCCAAAGCACCAGCTTGAATCAAGGCGCAAAGGACTCCAATATTCAGATTGGCTTGAGATGCAGTCTCAAAGATGTCGAACTTGTTTTGAAATTCTTTTCTGAACTCATTAACAGCTTTGACAGTCTTCTCGCTGATTCCTTTAACAGACAGAAGTCCAAAACGAATATTCTCGCCTTCAATACAGAACTCTTCTTTTGATTTTAATAGATGAGGGGGAAGAAGTTTAATATTGAAATACACAAGTTCCTTTTCAATTTTAGAAATTTCTCCAATTGGATCTGGTTCGTGCTTACTCATCTTGAGGAGAGACAAGAAGAACTGCTGGGGGTATTTGAATTTTAGATAGATTGAGATTCCTGCTAGTGCTGAATATGCTACTGAATGAGAATTAGATGTTAAAATTTTATTTGCATAAAAATTATGATCTTCATGATTAACTTCAAGATCTATAGTCTTTTTCACGCCAATGGGGCGTATAGACCTTACTTTAGAAAAAATAATATTATTCATTTAATAAGTTTGCGTGTATATATACTATGTGGATAAATTCAATTTATTAAATTTAATATCAGATCATTCTAAAATAGAGATGACAAATGGGCAGTCTCTTTTGCTTATCAATTTTAAATTTAATTCTATCGATGAATGCAGAAAAGCTTTTAAAAATATTTCTTGTATTTATGTGTGGCATAACTTAAAAACGGGGAGAATTTATATAGGAAGTGCGGTTAATTTGTGGAGACGCTTTTTGTCTTACAAGCAATCTTTTTTGTTCGACAAAGAGGAAAACAATATTGGTCTCAAGAGAGCTTGTAAAAAATATGGAGTAGAGAATCTTAAGATTGGAATTTTAGAAATTATAAATAAAGATAAAAAACTTTTGAAGCAAAGAGAACAGTTTTATTTAGATACGATAAAGCCGTTTAAAAATATAGGGTACAATATTTCCAGATCAGCAGATAGACCTTTAAATTGCACTCTCTCAAGAAGAGGCAGGAAAAAGATAAAAGAAAGGCATACTGGAGAGAACAGCGAGATGTCCAAATTAAAAAATGAAGACATCCTAAATATAAAACACTCATTGTTTGAAGGCATAGGTATTAAAATTCTAGCATTTAAATATAAAGTTTCTACAACGGTTATTAGTAATATAGCAAGAGGAAAAACTTGGTCTCATATAAGAGCTTCAGATACTGTCGAAAGTTTTTTAAAAGAAAGAGCTTCTTCACTTAAGCATAAGCTAGGGCCATTGATTCCAGAAATAGTAGAATTATTAAAGCAAGGTCATCGAATGATTGATATTTCAAAAAAATATAACATTAAATATCCAACTTTAAATAATATAAAAATTAGATATATTACTCGACAGAGTTGCCAATAGAATAATTATTTTCTATAATTTTTTGTAGAGTTTGCATCCCTGCCTCTTTTGTAAAAAATTTATGCTCTAAACTTGTAATGATTTTTTTACCAGATTCAAGCTCTACTTCAAAGACCTCTTTTTCGTTTCTCATCACATCTAAAACTTCAACAAAATGATCTTTTTGGTTTTGCGTGTCGTAAGCTTTTATCCTGTCTCCAATATTTACTTCTTTAAGCATTATACATCCTTTTTCGGTTTCGACAAGCTCTTCTTCAAAGATGCATTTATTAAATTGATAATTGGCTGAATCGTTTGCAATTCTCCATAATACTTCACCAATCTTAGGGTCAAGTTTCTGCTGGGAAATCTTGTCTTTAATCTTCTGCTCCCATTCTTTCATCTCTTCGACCTTCTTTTTGCCTACGCAGCGTCGAACGATTTCTGCTTCGTCAAGAGAAAAGCCAACTTTGCTCACCATCTTCATCAACTGTTCTTGATACAAGCAAACGCCTCCAGTTACACCTAAGATGTCATCAAAGAAAGGATGGATGCTTTCATAATGATCATTGTTAGTATAGTTGGCATACTTATCAATGAACTGAAGTGCGCCGGGACGAGCAAGAGCCAATACGCCGCTTAGTTGCTCAAGATTTTTTGGCTTTACCTTTTGGCAGACTTTAAAGTTCGTTTCTGCCTCAATTTGGAATAACCCATGAGGAAGTTTGAAATCTTGCAGTTGCTGATATATGAAAACATCATTTACATCAATGTCCTCATATCTAATGCCAAGAGATTTGCAAACGTCATCAACAACCGAAACGCCTCTTAAACCTAGCAAATCAAGTTTGATATTGTATGCTGTAACATTATTCATGTCATAGCTGGATACAATCTGCTTATCAGAAGAAAGCTCTACAGGACAAGACTCTTCAAGAGGAGAGTGAGCCAGCAAAAGACCAGAAGGATGAACACCTTTGTTCTTGTTAAGATTTTGAAGTTTCAGGGCGATTTTGTAAACCTCTTCATTATCTCCTGCCCACTCAGCAAACTTTTCGCTTTCCGTAATCGCATCCTCAAGACTCTTAACTTGTCCGAATAGTTTTGGAATATAAGACGAGACATCATTCATCTCGCTTTCCTGCTTTTCCGCCACTACTTTTCCTGATTCCTTAATGCAGAGTTTTGAACTTAAAGTATTAAGAGTTAAGATTTTAGAAGTCTTGCCCTTGAACTTTTCTTCAAGATAAGTAATAACTTTATGGCGATTATAATAACAGATATCTAGGTCAACGTCAGGGAATAGGGAGCCATCGAAATATGTAACTCCTTCTATCACAGTTTTCTTTGCTCTAGCTTTAGAGATGAAACGCTCAAAGAACAGTTCGTACTTAATGGGGTCAATTTTGGTTACGTCAATGAGAAATAATAGAAGTGAACCAGCGCAAGATCCTCTTCCCGGTCCAGTGGGAATGTTATTCTCTCTGCAATAGTTAATTACATCCCAAATAAGGATAATGTAATCAATGAACTCTAGCTCTTGCAGAATTTGCAATTCATAATTAACGCGATCAACATACCTCTTATAAAGCTCGCTGCCTTTTTCAAGATTAAGCTTATAAAACCCTTCTCTAGCTAGACTCCTTAAGAAGTCATAATTAGAAGTAGCGGCGACTAGATTAAGCCTAGCCTTATGCCTTTGATCAATTTCAAAGACAGGCATTCTAAGACCGTGCAAGCCAAGGTCGTATTTTTGAAAGTCTTTAGTAAAATTCATATTGCGATCTGGAATTTGAGCTTGTTCCATACTTTGATGTTTAAATGTAAGTCGTTAAGTGCGTCGTGCAAGGTTTCGTAATCGTGATCAATATCGTATTCTTTTCCAAGTGCAGTTAAATTAGTTTTTACTCCTTTACGTCTTTCGTTCAATATTCTATACTGATATTCAATTAAGCTGATATCCTTAGAATAAGGGATCTCGTATTTGATGCCTTTGGCTAGGCAATTTGTGTCGATAACCTTATTAACTAAATGCTTCCATTCTTTTCCATATGTTTCGTAATAGTCCTTGATTAAATAAATATCAAAATTAAGGACATTATGCCCAACAATATAATCGCACTTCTCTAGCCACTGATCAATCGTCTTGATTGCTTCACTTGAATGTACTGCAATTTTATTATATTTATACTGATCAAAACGGGTAATTACTGCCGCCTCTTTGCTGACATTAATAGGCTTATCCCATTTGATGTAGATATCAGAAGTTTCTAAAATTTCATTTCCCTTGACTCTAATCATGCCGCACTGCCAAGGGCGATTATTAATAAAACTTAGGCAGAGATTCTCTGTTTCTAAGTCTATAAAAGTATAAACTTTATCCTTATCGTAACGAAGTAGATCTTCCATCATACAGCATTTGCCTCCTTCCAGCTTTCAAAGCTAAATTCTGCGCTACACATATGTTCTAAGTTTGGCTTATTAAGAGTTGTTCTATTATTGATGCATCTAAACGTCAGATACGATTTAAAATCTTCTCTTGTGTTATAGTAAATACTTTTTGCAGGAACCATCTCGTACTCATCTTTGCAGAAGTTAATTACTTTCTGTTTTACAATGTGATCAAATGGAAGACCGTTATCTTCTACCAGAAACGTAGGTTTAGTGAACTTTAATTCTGGGCAGCACAAGGAATAAGACATTGTGTTATTAAACAAGAATGAATCATAGAATGGCACACACAACTTCAGGCTAGACTCATCCCACTCTTGAGTCAAGGTCTTTTCGTCTATTCTTGGGGCGTAATAAAAACCATTTGTGGCGGCAATACTAAATATCTTAATTAGTTTCTTGTAGCCACTCCCATTTTTTGCAAAGACTATAATTTTACTAGATTTTTTAAGAGACTCTTCTGTCTTGTCGTTGATATCAGGACAAAGTTCAAGTCTCAAACCATAATAGAATGGAATCTTAAAGTTCTTAAAAGCATCAAGAAAAGAACTCATATTCTCTTCTACTAAGAATATTTGCTCTAGTTTATTATCTTTAGCTATGTCTACGATTGAAGAAGATCCTTCTTTGGATGAAGTCCCTGCTTTGTCTAGAGTTAAGATTGACTTACCTATGCTGTAATGGCTTTTAAAAAGCGGTAGTATTTTCATGATTAAGAGTTATTTCCATCTGGGGCAACCTTCATATTTAAACTTTTTGATGACTTGAGTGTCATCTTTCTTTGCGGCTTTAGCTTCTTCTGCGGTAAAGTAGCTCTTTACAAAATTATCATCCTTATCGTAAATAGAATAAAACCACATCTCATTCTTAAATGGGCAAACCCAAGTAGCTCCTGCTTGGCAAAGCCATTTGCTCTTTATGTCATCTGCGGCGAAATTTTGCTTTGCATCTTGCTCAGTGAAATTAGTTACTTTTTCGTAAACATACTTAAGATAAGTTTCAAATCCAGACAATTCATCATCAGAGAATTTTACCGGCTGAACTGGTTCTTTAGGAAACCTGAGAAATACGAATTCTACTTCTGGGTCATAGTCAGGCCAATAGATCTTAGAAGCAATAGAGTATAGCATGGCCTGTACATTGGCTGTCAACTCTTCTCCCTTGAATTTCGCTTTGCTAGACTTGTAATCTCTAATTTTACTCTTCTTTTCTTTCTTATAAATAATGGGAAGATCAATGAACCCTCTAGCCTTGTAGTCGTCTCTTTCAATTTTAAATTCGAACTCTGGTTCTTGAATGTCGCCGCCTTTAGGGAAGAAGTCGCTCTTAAGACCAACAAGAATCATTTTATTAATTAATGCTATATCTTCAGGAGTGTTGATTCCCTCTCTTGTGGCGTGTTTTATTACTAACTTGCCTACTGGAACGCAGGAAAGCGGATCGCCAGAGGCAATAATTTCATTGTAAATCTTCTTGTGACGAGGATTAAGAAGCAATTCAAATACTAAGTGGCAAATTGTGCCGCGCTTTGCTCCTGAATTAGACTTCTCAGGAATATTTAAATGGTACTTGCAATAGTAAGACCATGAACAAGTCTCAAGAGCTTTAATGCGCGAGGCAGATAGGTAGACTTCTTTTTTATCCATTGAATTCCTTCATATATAAGTCTATCTCATTTTTGCTCATTAATCCAAAATCTTTTTTGGAAGGCAACTTTATCTTAACTTGATTTTCGTCGAAGAACATCAAGAGCTTAGACTTTGCTTTTTTCGCCGCTTCATTACCAGCAGAATTATTAAAAGAATCATTATTAAAAGCAATAACCACTTCTTGGACAGAGTTCTCTAATAGAAATTTTGTGATCTTGGGAGAGATTGCCAATCCAAAAGTAATAATTACATTCTTGTAGCCAGCTTGCCACAAAGCCAGCATATCTCCAATGCTTTCAATCAAGAAAACTCTGCCGCTTTCAGATATAGCATTTTTACTAAAGAAGGCTGGATAGACCCATTCCTTCTTGGTTCCAAGGTGTTTCCATTTAATGAAATCAGGTCTTTTTGAATCAACCAGTGACCTGCCACTAAATCCTACAATTTTTCCAGATGGATTATAAATAGGAAACACATAACGATTAATCATGTTTCCTTTTTTAGCTATTCCACCTTTAAACTCTGCTACGATCTCTTCTTTGACTCCTCTATTAAGCCAGTATCCATGATTTTTTTCAAGGCTGACGAGCATCGATTCATCGTAAATCTTTACTTGATTGATGGTATTTTTTTCTTGATTTACGACAATTCCCGTGAAGTTAAACTTCTCGGCGAGCATCTTATCCGCATAATCTAGATCGTTTAGATTAAGTGTGATTTGAACTAATTCGCTTAACTTACCCCCTCGGCAAAGTTTATAATCATACCAATAACCAGTATTTTTATTGATTGCTAGAACTGTATCATTATCTGAACTCCTGTAGATTGGTCTAGTTCTGTACCAACCGCCGAAGTCTTTAAGATTTTGATAACCGATGTTTTGAAGTATTTCTTTTATATCGCTCATAACAAAGTGCCATCATTGGGATTAGCATCATTCAACGAGAATGTTTGACGCTCTCTCTCAATAATATCGCCCAAGGAACCTCTCTCTTCTACACTGAAATTGTTGATCTGAAAGTTGATAAAATTCTGAACATATTTTTCATCGCCATGTTCATTCCTTCTCCTAAGAAGGTCTTGGTGTCCAGCAGCGTCTTTACCTTGGAAACGGCTTTTCAAGGTTATTAGCTTGTGCGTTCCAAAGTCTGGCGTATCGCGCTCTATTTCGTCAAGAGTTTTTCTTCGGAAAATCGCAACATAGCTGGCGAACCATTGAAGCCGATCAGACAAGGCGATTGCGGAGCTATCATCGGTTACATCTCCAGCATTTCTATTAAAATTTTCGCCAGATCTATTCATTTGCATTGCAGTGAATAGAGTGGCATTAATTTCTTCTGAAATCTTTTTAAGTTTATCTATCTTTTCGCCAATTACTTGATGTTCTGCCCAGTTTTGGCCGACCTTTTCTCCGGTAAGTTTAACGTAGTCATAGCAAATAAGAGCAGGATTTCCTCTTCCAACTTTGCTATAATACCATCTACGAATAAAAGAAACAATCTCATCAATACCTTTATTACCAACACAATGATGAGTATAATTATATTTACTAAATTCTTTTAAGAAGCCTCTGACTTTAGTTACCATTTCAGGATTCTTGCGCCAGTTTCCTGTGTCAATATACCAGAAAGGAACTCCGGTCTTTGCTGCTGCAATACGAAGCTTGACATCTTCTGAAAACATTTCAGTATCAAGATAAAGAACGCTAACTTTTTTGTTCTTTAAATAAGCTCCGAGAGACATCTCAACTAAGAAAGAGCTTTTGCCTTGACCGGGGCGGCTTACGATAGCGTAGACGTTTCCATTTCTTAAACCACCATAGAGTCTTGCAAACTCTGGATAATGTAATTCTATTCCTGCTTCATCTTGAGGATTGTTACCTTTTTCTTCTATGAATGCCTCTATGTCCTCAAAGATATTCCTAATCTCTTCAGTAGCATCAAAAGAATTAATCTTTTCGCCATATATTGAATCTACTTCAGCTATTAATTGATTAACATTTTTATCAGGATTGGTAGAAACAGTTTCTATGATTCTTTGCGCCATCCCTTTTATATCACGGCGAATAGAAAACTGCTTTAACTCTTGAGCGTATTTAAGAGCAGATTCTTTATTTGATACTGGCAAAGAAATACAGTCAATATAATCATATATATCAAGATCTTCTTGAAATGAGATTCCAAGATTCTGAATCTTTTGAGCTAATATTACTTTGTCAATTTTCTCTTTGGAATTACAAAGGTGTCGAATTACAGAATAAACTGTTCCATTTACATCATTTGTAAAATCAATTTCTGATATAAAATGATCTAAATCGTAGAATGCTTCTGGGTTTTTAATGAGCGCACCAAGCAAGTGCTGCTCTACTTTAATAGAGGAAAGCTTCATTTAACTAAAAAAAGAGTTACTTACTAGCAGGACCGTCTTCATCTTCACCGTCTTCATCTTCTTGATCAGAGGCAATAATGTTGTGAATAGTGTTCTCTAAATTAATCTGCTCAACAGCACTAAGCCAATTATTAATATAATAATGCATCGCCATTGCGTTTTGTGCATTATCGAATTTAGACCTTACTTCAGGCATACCCTTTTTGTCAAAGGTAAACAGCAAGAATCCTCCCTGCGAGCATTCATCTATCTGTGATAGAATGCTATCTGGGAAATGAAATTCTTTATTTTTTGCCACAGATTATATTACACCAACGATATATTAAATGTATGATTTATGTAATCATAGCTTAATTTATTTAAGTCGCTGGTCTCTAATTCTATTAGTTGAAAGCCATTCTTCTCTAGCCACACAGACTTTTTGTAGTCTCTCTTAATAGAATTAAGGTAATTTAATCTTGAGTTGTTATGAAAGAATTTATTAAAAGAAGAATGCTGGTCGCCATTTACTTCTATTGCTATTTTGCGAGAGATGTTAATGAAATCAACCTTCATTCTGCTTCCGAAAACCGGAAACTCTTCATAACAAACGTGAGTCTTCCAAAATGGTTTCAAGAATTGCTTTACTTGAAATTGAATTTTAGAACGAGACTCTTTTTCCCAATCTATTAAAAATTGAGAAACATTTTTGTTAATTATTCTGCCGGTTACAGAATAAAGCTTCATTTTGATTGAACGGCTTTAAGCTTATTGAACAAATGCTTAGTTGCGTCAGCATTTTCTTCAAGCCATTTTCTGAAATTCTCTCTTCCTTGATGTTGCTTTGGCATATCAATTCCAACAGTCTTCAATTCTTCAATTAAAGAATCATCAACGGTGATCCATGCGCCCTTTGCAACAACAAGATCCCACATCAGTAAGCAATCAAGAATCTCATATTCGACCCAAATACCAGAGGGCTTTTTGCCGAATTTAATTGGATACTGAATAATGTTCTTGCGAGTAGCTTCGCTGGTAGACTTCTGAATCATTACTTTGGAATATTTTCCAATTGATTTGGTCTTGCCGTCATTCATTTTGCCCGATGGATTATCAAGAATATAGTCTCCCATTGCAGTTGGGCTGTACTCTAGGATGAAGTCTGCCCAATGCAAGAGCGCATTTCCGCCGCTAAACATTCCTCCTCTTGGGGCGTTCTTGGCATAAGGATCGATCTTAATTTCAGAAGTAATCTGACTAATAGCAATCATCAAGTGACCATGCTTGAACATTCCAATACTTAGTGACTGCAAAAGCTTTTTGCTGATAACTTGAGTTCCTGCAACTTTGCTTGCGTCTGCTGGGCTGGTGTCCTTGTCCCTCTTCAAGATAAGACCATCCATAGAATCAATCACAAAACAATAACGATGATCTTCTGCATTATTAAGGACAAGATCTTTAATAACGTCAATTACTAAATCATAGACATTTGATTCTAGAATGAAGACAGAGCCGTCAGTCCATTCAGAAGCGTCGGTAACGAACTTCATCCCGCAACGCTCTCTGTTCTCCTTGGACAAACGTCCTTCTGCCAACACCCAAACTACTCTGCTCTTGGGGATTTCTGCAAGGAAATTTCTGCAAATTTCTAGAGCTTGCGGAGTTTTGCCTTCGTTATTTGGTCCGCAAAGACGAATTAGAGAAGGAGTGATGCCTCCACCAACTGCTGCATCCAAGAGAAGACTGCCAGTCGAGATCTTCCAAGTAACTGCTTCTTCAAAATTAAAATGATCATCTTTATGATCTTTGTTATTTAAAATCGCTTGGAGTCTGCTTGAAGCTCCAACGGTTGATACTTTTTCTTCAGCTTGCTGCTGTTTCGGAGGTCTTGCCATAATTCAGGAATTCTTTTAAAGTTTTGGGCTTTTTTACAATGGGAATATCTTCGCCCACTTTGCCGCTTAGTTCATTATAGCCTACCGCAAGCTTTGAGTCAAAGCTTTCTTTGAGCTTTTCTTTAGACTCCTTGAGGTCTTTTTGTTGAAGAAAAAGCTTATATCTATTATTTAGTATTTCTAAACTCTCTTTGGACTGTAAAAAGTGAAGATTAGGAACTAAGGGATAAGGCTCGACCCAATCCCAAAAATCCTTATTAGGGAATTTTTTCAAAAGCCTTGAAGCGGCTTTCATATCCCTAGACCAGTCTATATGTCCTTCTTTTACAAATTTTACAACAATGTCTTTACAATTTGCCATTTTAAGAGTTCAAATCAGAAGCGACCATATCCTTTACTAATTGTCATAATAAAGAGTATCATGCGCTAAATTTTAAAATTTTCTATGTCGTAATTTACCATGCGCTCTACAAGGTTGTCAAAAGAAATTTTCGGTTTCCAGCCTAGCTCTTCTCTAGCTGGAGTCGAGTCTCCCAAAAGAATATCGACTTCGGCAGGTCTATAAAATTTAGAATTAATTTTAATTAAAACAGATGATTGAACTTCATTTTTAATTGCATATTCAGTAGAAACACTCGCTTGCTCTTCTTGTCCAAATCCATGCCACACTGCTTCAATACCGGCATGATGAAAAGACTTGTTTATAAATTCTTTGATTGTGTGAGCCTCGTTGCTTGAGAGGACGTAATCTTTAGGTTCATTTTGATTCATGATCATCCAAACCCCCTCTACAAAATCTTCAGAGTCAGACCAGTCTCTTTTAGCCTCTAAATTTCCAAGTTCAATTGGAGCGAATGGTTGATTGTTTTTAATAGCATGATATATTCTCGCTACTCCTTTAGTGATTTTTCTAGTTACGAATTCTTCTCCACGTTTAGTGCCTTCATGATTAAAAAGAACGCTATGAACAGCATATAAATTATAAGACTCCCGATAAATTTTTACTAGATGACGAGCTGAAGCTTTACTCGCTCCGTATGGGCTTCTCGGTCTTATTGGATGGAGAATGTCTTGTGGGCTATATTGTATATCCCCGAACTCTTCACTAGACCCAGCAGAATAAAATCTACACTTTGGTTGAAAACGTCGAATAGCTTCAAGACACCTAGCTACGCCCGTGGCATTAATGTCAAAAGTTTGAAGCGGAATGTCCCAACTACAGCCTACAAACGATTGGGCTGCAAAATTAATAAAATAATCAGGTTGAATACTTTGTACAAGATTATCTAAACTAATACTATCGGACAAATCACCATAAACTAATTGAAATCTTTCGTTGTTAATAAAAGTTTTACAATTAATGAAATTTGTATTCGAACAGCGTCGGACCATTCCAAAAATTTTTACTGTTGTATTTGCTAATAAATATTCTACAAGATTAGCCCCATCTTGTCCAGTTACGCCCGTTATTAAAACTTTTTTTTCCATATTTTATTTATTTTTTTCTGTTACTTTTTTACACATTTTGATAAATTGTTCGTTTGTCATTTCTTGTTTGGCATAATTCACTTCTTTATCAATCCATTGAACATTAGTAATAATATATCCTAAAGACGAATCGATTCTGTCTAATGATGCGTTACCATCATGAGCTTTTCTATTTGAATTGAATTTAAGATCCACTCCTGATAAAGCGCATTTATAATTTTGTTTTTGAAATAAATTCCATATTTCGTCGAGCGTTATTTCAAATTGTAAGTTTCTTGATTTAGCTCCTCTCTTCAGAGAATAAAAGTAACTACCGCTTATTTCACCAATTCCTTTCCATCTTGGATTATTAAATGTTTTTTGAAATTGTTGACACCCACAGCTTTTGTAATTTCCTTTATAGACGTTGTGAAATTTAACTTCAAATATTTTATTACAATTAGAACATTGGCACTCTACAAATAGTCTTCCTTTTCTTACGTCTAAAGATTTTAATATTTTTACTCCTCCAATCTCTTTCCCAATATAAGAATTTATTATGCTTTTTCTTCCCATATAAATAAATACACTTATTATTTGTAGATAGAAACTATTTTTAAAAAGTATTCTCAATAAGATAGTCTACCATGTAAGAACCATCTTGGCCAGAAATTCCTGTAATTATTACGTTTTTCATGTTTTTTGTTCCGTTAGATTAGTGAGAAAAAATCTTTTTTGTAATGCTATTTTCGCGTAATGCCGTTCCATGTTTGCGCTATCGACTTCTTTTGCTGAGATATTACCATATCTAGCAAGCTCAACAGCATCAAAAGTTTTCTTATTAACTGATAGCAGATTTTCATATTCTTGTGAGTTAATAATTTGGATAAACAAGTCATTTGGCAATTGCGCTTTTAGATAATTATAGCAGTTTTGCCAAGCTTGTTTAGCTTGTTCTGATCGACCACTTTTTATCTGTAGTATGCTTAAATAATCAAAAGCATAAGCTTCATCTACGCAAAGATTAATCATTTAATCTAAATGTATTATAGGTTGCGGGATATTGTTTTTTACAAAAAAGTTTCTATCGATTTCTAATTCATTTTTTGCATCATTCCATTTATATGAACAATGCCCAAAGTGCCTGTTCTGATATTCTACTTTTAGTTTGCCATTAGAATGAAGCCAAGTCATATGGCGAACGTGGGCAAAATGTTTTGGTATTTTTTGATTAACTAAGTACTTATAGTTTAATTCATCACGACCATTAGAATAAATAAGATCATTATCCCAGTAAAACTTAGCAATCTTTAATCCTCTTGAATTAAAGAAAATTCTTGGTGGGCAGAAATCATCAACCCATTGCTTTCCGTCTAGGATGTAGTTTTTAAAATTAATTCCGTACCATTGATTGAACTTATCGTTTTTAATATAAGAAATAATCGACTTAATATCATTCAAAGAATAATACTCATCACTTAGATCTAGCAACCAAACGCAGTCAACATTGTCAGATAATAGAGGAAATAAAGCTAAGTTTCTTGCATCAGATTCAAGCAGAGCTTCTGAAGAGGTATTGAAATGCTGTATCGTGCCATTGCTTTTTAAATTGTTAAAATACTCAATTGTTTTTGAATTGTCTATGTTAACGTTTAAGTCTTTATATTCCTTAAACATACAAGACACAAAAGAAAAGACAATATTAAATTCTTTCGCTGCTTCAAACCAAGGTTTTAGCCTCTGGTCTAAATCATTAACGCAGTCATATCCACAACCCAGAATTCCTATTTTCATACTAGATTTAATATATTATTAGCAATGGTGACTTTATCAAATTTTTGTTTATATACTTCGCTATTCTTTTTAACAAACTCTTTTGCTTTATTGTTCCAAATCGGATCAGCGATACTTTCTGCAATTTTATCTGTATCTACTCCTATTTCTGACCAGAACTCTTTTGTTACTGGATCGTCATTTGTTACAATTGGAATAGTTTGACATACCACAGCTTCAAGAGCAGGTAAACCGATAGATTTAAAAGCAGAAGGAAACATTAAATACTCTACGGAGTTATAAAAATAATTAAGGATATCATCCTCAAGCACACCATAGTAATCTCCCCAGCCCGGATTTTCTGAACCTACGATTGCTAAAGAGCTTGAATTTCCACCAAGTTTTACAATAGCTTCATAAACAAGTCTGAATCTTTTATTCATGTCACAAGCTCTACCTACATATAGGTATTTATAAGGTCTGCCTTCTTTGTTTCTTATTTTTTCTTGATAAGAAATATTTTTATAAGATACGTCCTTGATTGGATTGTGAATAACAATACTATCAAAGCCGCACCAGTTTTTTATTTGCCATTGAACCTCTGCACAAATGCAGGTGATAATGTCTGCTTTTTTAAGCCAGTTAGTTATTTTTTCTGGATTAAAATCTCTGTTTGGATTGTGTATATGAGCGTATCTTGAAATGTCATATTTTGATCCATCGATATAATGAGGAGGCAAATCTAATACATTAAATATTAGTTTGGCTTTTGGATTCTTTTGTTTTAGATTATAAGCTTCTTCGTAAAAACCGGGATCATTGCTAAAAATTACATCAGGAGATTCAAAATTTATCTCATGCCCTAGCTGATGAAAGCCATCTTCTATTCTGGATATTTGACCTCCAAAAAATCTTGCTCCAAATGTGGCTATTTTCATAGTAATGAAATCAACTGGTCGATTTCTGCTTTAGAAATATCTTTATTTAATCCAACATAGAAACCATTTTTATTTAAAAATGAACTATTGGGGAAAGTATCGTTTCCTGCATATTCTTTATATGCAGGGTTTATTGGCAAAAAGCATATAATTGGTCGCGTTTCCCAACCGTTTTTATTTAGATTTCTCTTTAATTCTTTGATGTCTTTGTTTGCATTAATAATTGGCAAGCAAAAAGGTACGATATTAATATTGGGTTTTATATAATCACATGGAAGACTTGAAACAAAGTATTGCCATGTTTCTTTTCTTTGATTTATGTATTTATAATATCTTTCAGTATCCATCAAAGCAAAAAAAGCATTTAAGTCTGTCGTCCTATAATTTGTGCCAACTTTATAAAATAAAAACTCAGGATCAACATCTGGATTATTCTTCTCTATGTATTGTCTAACATTGTTTTCCTTTGGAAGAACTCTAGTCAATCCGTGACTTCGAATCATTTGAGCATTGATATAGAATTCACTATTCTTAATAAAGCTATCTTGCATGAAAAGCATTCCCATTTCAATGCCGCAAATTTGATGCGCCCAAAAGAAAGAAGTCGTTGCCATATCGAAACAACGAAGAATATTTTTGTCAAAATATTCTCCCATTGTCGTTTCACAAAGATCGGCAAATAGATAAGCGTTATGTCTTTCTTTTAATTCATTTAGCTTTTTGATATCAGGCACAAAGCCAATTAAAGCAGTAGGCCAAATTACTTTTACTTTTTTAGAGTTTTTTGCGCTTTCTAGTTTCTTTTCTAGTTCTTTATAGTCAAAGCTAAAATCAGTAAGATTAATATCTACAAAAACAATTTTACACCCTCTCATTATCCAAGGGCTTATAGATGATGCCCACGTTGTAGAAGGGACAAAAACAGTTATATCTTTTGGATTAAGATTAAGGCTCTGAATAAAAGTCTCTACTAAAAGATGATTAGCTGTAGAACCTGAAGAGACAGCTACACATTTAGTATCTGGGCCAGAAATCTGTTCCCACTTTCTTTCTAATTCTATGACTTTAGGGCCAGTAGTTAACCTGTTATTTTTATTTAAAACGAAAAATGCAGCCTTGATTCTATCCCATAAAGTAAAATTATCTGTTTGTAATGGATATCTCATTTTCATATTTATGTCATTAATACTAAATTAATTTATCAATAGCATCAAGAATTTCTTCTTGCTTAATATTGTCGCAAGATCCATGAGCTAATAAATTTATGTTATTATTTTTATAGTTGTCAGGAGCGAAAGCAAAAAGATTTTGATTATGATTGGGAGCAGAACAGCACAGTAGACTAATCATTGGATGTCCATAAGCACCTATAAGCCAGTTAAATCCGCTATCTGTACCTATAACTAAGTCGCAACCAAGACAAACCTTAATCTGGTCAAACAAAGATAAATGAGTAATTCTTGTTATATTTTCTCCTATATCTTCTTCTTTCTCTACTCCACAATGGTATATTTTATAGCCTTTGTCTTGAATCTTCTTTGTTAGATCTTTCCAATAAGCTGTAGAAGGGTTTCTTATTGGGGCATCGTTATAGCCAGCCCTTGCATGGATTGCGATAGACTTGCTTTTCCTTTCTGAATTAAACCACTGATAAAGCTTTGGCTTCTTTTCTTGCTCCTCTAGAGATTTAAATGCATCCATAGAGATAGATGCCATTCTCATAGTCTCTTCTACGCAGGTATAATAATTATACCAAAAATTATCTATACCAACAGTTAAGCCGGGACAAGGAGGGTGTTGTGGAAATGGATGAATAAAATAATCACACTTTTTTATTATCTCGGCATCTTGATGACCTAAACCTTCGTGCTGCTCGACGATATGAATTTTATCTATCAATGGGTGATTTAAGAAAAATACAGAAGAGTAAGATGTCTTTTGTGAAATTGGAAATATTTTATACGAATCAGGAAAATACTTTTCTAGAATAGTTAAGGCAGGGAGAAACATTACTGTATCCCCTATTAAAGAACCTCTGCCAGCAAAGATTTTAATTTTTTTATCCATTTGCTTTTATGAAGTCATTGTATTGTTTTTCCCAGCCAATATGTTCTACCATTTTATTATCAGTAAAACTAAAAATATCTTCTTGATTTAATAAATATTTAGCAGCAAGTTCATAAGCCATTTCTACATGAGGATGAATCCTTTGGAAATTTTTAAGCACAAAGTTAGAAATATGGATCATGTCTCTAGAGCGAAGCATTGCTGGATTGAAGCTCCATTCAGTTTTTGCAATAAAGAAGTCGTCTTTAGGCTGACCTTTTAGCCTTTGAACTATGTCTGGCTGGTCTACTCTTGAATATCTGTGATAGATAAGATTAGAGTTCTCTTCAAGAATACGAACGGAATTATCAAGCAAGCGGTCTAATTCATTAGAATAAAATACCCAGTCGTTTTCTAGATGAAAAGTAAACTGGTGAGCTTTTGTCATTGGATGGTTGTAGCACTTTGCCATGTCTTTAATTAGACCCAAAGCGTGACTCTCATGGTCGTTTTTCCAATGCTCTGTAGTATGGATGACTTCAAAACCTAAAGACTTAAAGAACTCTTGTTTTTCAAAAGCTATCTTTTCATCTCCGGGTATTATTTTTATATGAGCTAACTTGTCTACTTTGGCGGCTAGTTGAGACTTTTTAAACAAGTCTTTTAGGCTTACGATATCTACGTCGTTAAGTCCATAGTGCTGCCTTGTGCTAGTTAAAAAAACGATATTAAACATATTAATTAGTCTTTATGCCGCAAAACCAAAAACATTCATCAAAAATTTCCTGATAACATTGCTTTATTTTGTTATCTAAACACGCTTGATTTATTTCGTGAGGCTTTGTTTCCCATGAGAACCATTTATTAGCTCTTTTAGCATCCTCAAAGTCATTTTCATTTTTAAAGAAATCGTGAGACATTATTACGTCTCCCGGCTTTAAGAATTTAGAATAGATATTAAATTCTTTTACCTTGTCTCCATTGTCGCAAAGCAAAAGAGTCCTGCCTTCATTTTGAATCAGCTTGCCTACATAAGAAACGCACATCTCATTTGTTAGAATATCAAACTCATGAAATTTCCCGCCTAACGCTTCAATAAGATTAACAATGCTTTGATCTCTAATAACATTATCGAACGTATAAAATGACTTTGGAGATTTATGATGAGTTCTATTCTTATAAAGAACTGGCTCATTTGAATTTTGTGATGTAGCTATATTTTTGCTCAAATAACAGTATAGAGCTAAAAATACAGAAAGTCCTCCATCATGGGTTCCAAGCTCTATGATATTAGTAAAATTATTTTCAAGCAGAAGCTGGTTAATTGCTCTTGGCGCATTTGGGTGCTGTTGCATGAAGCATCCAAAAAATGGAAGATGCATATTACTTATGCACTTTTGTTCTTGTTCTGTCATATTTTTAAATTATGAGCTTTGATTTCTATTTTTGAAAAATCAGTTTTAGTATTTATTTCTTTTCCTGCGCGATTAGACCAGACAGGTTGCCAGAATTCGTTTTGTCTTTCTCTCTGCTCTTTGTCTACGGCCCAATAATGAAAAACATAAGGAGTTTCTCCTTCTCTAAGTTTTTCTATTAAATTGTTAAACATAAGGGTTTGAACGAGGTTTCCATTTGCGTCGATTAGTTCACAGGTGTCGCTTTTGTCCGTGTCTATTTTTCCATCTTGCTTCTTAGCAAAATTAACTATTCCGCGATACAGACCATCTTTATGCATATACCATTTATAGCCTATATCCTTATAATGGTAAATATCACCACACAAGTTAATGCTTGGAATTAAAAATGCAGAAGCTTGATTTTGTGAAAGTAGATATTCGGCGGCTCTCCTCCAAAGATCTCTTTGATAGAGAGGAAACCTTTCATCAATATCGCAAGAAATTTTTATATCTCCAATAGTATGCTGAAGAGCGAAGTTCTTTATTTTGCCATCAAACGCCAAATCATTGTAATCAAAATTACATTGACAAAGAGTAATATTTGAAATGCCTCTGTCGATTATAAATTGATTGACGATCTCATAAGTATTGTCTTCTGATTTATTGATAGCTAGGACTACCTCGTCCATAAACTGAGAATAGTTTAGGAGAGAGTTCTGCCAGTCGAATCCCATTTTTATGAGATTAAATGCGGAAGTATATGAAGAAAATTTCATTGAAATACAATAGGAACGTTACCTAGCTTATTATTAATTCTTTTACAAAGTAACTGTTTTGGGTCGTGATCGTGATAAAAACGCAGTGGCAAAAAGTGATTAGAGAATTCTTGCTGATATACTTTTTCTACATCTCTTCCCCAATCATCTAAGAGCATATAATCTATTTCAAGATCAAGCGTTAATTGAATATCATTTCTAACACAATCCTCCCAATGGTCTCCATCTATAAAAATAAAATCAAACTTTTGATCTTTGATCTTGTCTTTTACTTTTCTACTGTCTTCATTTATAAAATTAAATCTTTCACCAAATGAATTTTTTAAATGGTCAACGGCTTTAAATGTCCAAGACTTGTCTGGATATGGTGTGCCATGCATTTGGCAATGAATTAAATCACTCCTGTGGTAAACTGGATCTACAGATGTTACGTTTGCATTTGTATGCAGCAACCAATTTAAGCTAGACCCTCCTTCAAAAAATCCAATTTCTAAAATGTTTTTAGGATCGCAAAGCTGAATAATATCTTTTAAAACTACTGCCCATTCAGAGTAGCTCTGCATTGAACGGATGCTCTTTCCTTCAACGCTGTGGTTAAGATATTCTTGAGGAAGGGTTGCTGTTTTTTTATTCATACGAAAACTAATCTATTTTCTTTAATACTTTTTAAAGACTCATTTAGAATTTTCTTTCTATAGAAATCTTTAAGAATGTCTTCTGAGTTAATGAAGTTCTTAAATTTGGCATCGCCTATTCCAGAGTTTCTTGCATAGTTTAAGAAAGAGTCTGCTGTAAATTCCAAACCGATAGAATGACAATACATTCTAAACTCTACTCTTCTGGCTTCAGCTTTCTGAAAACCTTCTCTGTCATTTTCTCGACCTAATAGAAGATGATTGCTTCTTCCATAGATGTAGTAATATTTAAAGAAATGATCAATATAGTAAGACTCGTCTCGTTCTGGATCATCTTCTCCATCTCTTAGTCTCCAAGTATGCTCTTTCTTATTTTCATCAAAGAATTGACTTAAGTCTACTGCTTGATTTCTGGCTCCAACTAATCCCCAATGAGGAGAGCCATGAAAGAACATATCGTCATAGTATTCAAAAGCGAATCCTTTGCCGTAATTATATATTGATCTAATTCCTGAGTTCTTAGCTTTGGAAATGAGATTCTTGATATCGGCAATCCATTCAGTATTGAATCTCTCTCTAGAATCTCTAAGAACGAACCAGTCGCCAATTTTCATTGGTCCTTGGCGCAAAAATTCATTCATCTGAAAGTCGTGGTCATTAGTCCACTTGCGATAAATGACTTGGCCGCAACCTTTTCTCTCTTCTAGAAGTTCTTTTGTGCCGTCTGTAGATCCACCATCAACATAAATTAAACCATCAAAAGCTTGATAGCAATTTTTAGTTAGGTCGTCTATGTTTTTAAGTTGATTTTGCGTTATACCGCAAAGATAGACCTTCATCCATTCATTATATCAGAAGAGAATGGTTTTTTCCAAAATAAAAAAGAGTTTTCCCTATGCTTATGAGGAATAGTTCCATCAACCCATGTGTTAGATAGAATCATGTTCCATTCTTTATCAGTTAAATGAATATTTGGAAAGTCTACTCTCGTCTTAATTGGTTTAGTAATGAATACTTCTTTAGTATCTGTATATTGTATCAATTCGCCGCCACAAGGGTATTCACGAATAGATACTTTACCATTATCTGCAAATAAAAGATTCTTTGAAACGAGAAACCTCTTATTGTTAGCTTTCAAGAATTTCTGAAGGCTTTCTTCAGTCCACATCTCATTTGCGTATGGACCGGGGCCACCAATTGTATTTGGGATACTGTTATAAAACTTTTTGTTTATTAGGTGCGCTCTTTCAGAATAGTTGCCGTTTCCTTGATTTCCAGATAAATCAATATGGCTTACTGATTCGTCTGACTTTAAAATGTTAATGTAACTAGCTATTTCCTGCTCTGAGAACTCACGGATCATGAACTGATCGCACTGAACGTAAATAACGTATTCGTTACTTAAATTGAAATCATTGAATAGTTCTCTTGTGCCAAGTCCACATCCTGAATTTTTTGATCTTAAAGTTAGCTTGTCAATCAAGCCATCTTTGAAAAACTGAAAAATGGCATCGTGATCTTGTCCGCCATTATTTAGTAAAACTACTTCGTGAGAGAAGGTAGTAAATTTTTTAATTGATTTTAAACAAAGTTCTGTTTCTTTAGGTCTATTGTAATTTAAAACTAAAAATGAAATCATGTTTTGCTTCTCTCAATGATATTATCAAGTTTAGCTTCTATTTTATCAAATCTAGCGTTAATATGTTCTGAGAATTTATTGAGATCTTCTTTGTTAACGTATTCTTTTGGAAGAGATATTTCAATGGCGTGAAGTTTGTTTGAAAGATCTTCCGTCTTTTGCTCTTGCTTGTCAATTAAATGAAAAGTCCTTTTGAAGATCCATCCAGCTAAAAAACCGGCGATCATGAAAGCAATATTAAATAAGGTTTGCCAATCTATGGATGCTGCTGGTGTATTCATATTTTACTTATTTAAAGCCATCATGATGTGCATATAGTATTCTACACTCTGTAAAATACTATAGCACAAAAAAGTCTAAAAATTTTATAGACTTACTGGCTCACATTTTCCGCCAGCGCAAGCAGCTTCCTGAGTATGACTAGTTTCATCCTCATCTTCAATAAGCTTAGTAAAGTCAACCTTTGACCACTCTTCTTGAAGTTTATTAAATTTAACTTCATCTTCAGGCGTTACAATTGCTTCCATTGGAGCCTGTTGATAGATCTTATCTCCAGAATAAGGAAGCAAAGAAACGGCAGTAAAGTACTCTTGATTGTTATAAAGGTACTCTGTAACGGTCTTCCATTCGTCGTCTTTAACAATAACGGTGCAGCTAACTGAATGATTTAGAGGCTTCTTATTTGAAGCAGTTGTGCCACAATTAACCCAGTTAGTTTGTGTCAACTTAATAAGTTCCAAATGCTCAATTGCGTTTAGTTCAGATTTAATCTTGACATTCTCACTTACTTCAATAGGGAATGTAATAACATCATCAACCTTATTTGCGCTCCAAACGCTCTCTTCGCAAGCGTGTTCATTAAACATCTTGAAGAACTTATAGACATTATCTTCCTTATTGACCTGAATGCGGCGGAAGTACTTACGAGCGTGGTGAGGATGAATTCCAGAAGCAGCAGACAATACAATGGAATTAGTTCCCTCTGGCTTGATGCAAGTAACTCTAGAGGCTTGATTGATTCCAATCTTCTTAGCCCATTCAATATTAGTATTTACTGAAACCTTGGCAGCTTCTCTTTGATACTCTGGGTTAAAAAGGATGTCTGGATTATCCATCATTCCAGTAATAGAAACTCCAAGCAGAGCTTCTTCTTCGGTCAACTCTTCGGAAGTATGACCGAGATAAGGGAAGGTCGTATATGCAGCTTGCAACGTTCCAATCAATGACGCAGCCCAAGAAGCATTTTTAAAATCTTCTAGAGACTTAACTTTCGCTCCATTGATAGAAGTGAGATTGCAGAACTGGAATCCGCAACGTCCATCTTTAGTAATTGGAATAAAAGAAATCTCAAAACAAGGATTCAAAAGCTGATTCTCATCAACAACATATAAGAATCCCGGCTCACCAAATTCCTTAGTCTTATTAATTAGAGTTTCAAACTCGTCATAAGAAGTCTTGCCGCGAATAATAATTGCAGAGTTATTTGATCTAGCTCTCTGAGGGTTATCAAGGAACCAATTGCCAGTCTTGGCGTTCATCATGTCCTTATCTTGAGCGTCAAAGATAACGCTGCAAGCAGAACGGCGAATACCTCCAGACAATACGGCATCAGCACAATGCATCAAAATATCATAAGCATTGACAGTCTTAAGGCGGGTTTGATTGCTATCTTCAATAATAGTATCAAGTAGCAATTTAACCTTGAAATGGCAGTTCTTGAGACCTTTATAGCCGGGAGCTTTTCCTCCACCAGTCTTAAGCTTCGCTCCCTTTGGGCGAATTTTGCTGTAATCAAATACGATCTTACGGCCAGAATAAGCGGTATTCTTAAAATAGCAGTTTAGCAAAGCTTCAATTGAGTCGCCCCACCCTTCAATGCTATCATTAACTGTATAAGTAATTACCGTCCCAGTCTTATCTTTAGCGTTAACGAGATCAGGTAGGCGATTGAGGAACTTATCAGTGATACCAAATCCAACGCCAGTACCACAAAGCAAAGTATAAAAAGATTCAGCAAAAGAACGAATAGAATCAATATGACGTACAGCGCAATTAAAGATTCTTCCATTATGCGCTTCAACCGCTTTACCGCCGAATTGCATACTACGCATTGAAGGAGTAACCTTCCTTTCTCTAACCAAGTCGAAAGCTCTTGAAATTTCATACTTGTCTTCTTTTGGTAGGTGCTTGAATCTCTTCAAGTGCATGGTCTCGACTCTTGTAACAGTCTCGTCCCATGTCTCTCTGCGCTTCTTCTTTTCGTCATATTTTGCGTATTTTGTTACGAACGTAAAGTTCGCCATTTCGTCTAGGAAGTTAATAGCTTTGCTCATATAGGGATAATAATTACACCGAAGAAAAACCGATTTGGGAAACGAAAAATTAGATACCAGCCTTGTTCGTGTGCTTTGCGCCACGACGGACCTTAGAATACTCTTTTAGAGATTTTTCCTTAATGGGGTCTATTCCTTTTTCTCTTTCTCGTTTTTCAGAAAGTTCTTTAGAGGAATCCCACATCTCACCAACGTTATAATTCTTTCTCGCAGTTTTTTCAATAAAATCTCGCTCAGAGTTCGCATCTATCTGTGTATCTACACTTACATTAGGAGAGATGAAAATTCTTTGCCATTTTACTCCTCCTTCAGAATACACTTTCTCTGCGTCAACAGAAAGAAAAACTTCTTTGTATTCTTTAGTTTTAGGATTTTGAAAAATATAAACTGGCATATTAAAAAAGAGAAAGGATCTGTTCAGTTGTCTTTCTGACGGTGAACTGCTCTTGAAGCTTCAAACCTTCTTGATTTATTCTGCTTTGCTTTACTCTTGCGATTGCCTTTTCGCAGCCTTCAATAAAAGCATCTTCTGACCAGTCAAAAATATTTCCCTGATTAAATTCTTGTCCTTGGTGAAAGAACATATTGTCATAAGCAGGAATTTTGCTTGAGGGGTTTACTAAAACTGAATTCTTATCATTAGCCCAAGCCGAATAAGCATGAGCATTAATAATTACAGAATGCTTTCCAATTGCAACTGATTGGAATTCTGGTAAAGCCCAACCTTCACCTCCTGAAGCTCCAAGAATAACGTCTGCTGAATTTAGAAATTCATTATAAAGATTAACTTGAGCCATATGCCCAAAGAAGCTGACATTGAAGAATTTCTTGCCTTCAACTGCCATGTTAATCAATTTAGTGTTATCTTCTTGAGATAGAAAATTATTATAAAGAGCGCACTGTAAAGAGTAGCTGCTATTATTAGCGTACTTATTGATCCATGCACGGATTGCCTTTACATGATGCTTGCGCTTTTCAAACTTGCCACAAAGATTAAAAGTGATTCTGCCGTCATTAAAGTAAGTCTTGTTTGTAGCTTTGAAATTCTTTGCGTCAAAGAACAGGGGTAAATAACTTACATTACCTACCCCATGTTCACTGAATACCTTCACTGAATAAGGGGAAGAAACTAATACCTTGTCATTATTCTTTAAGATATTAATCTCAGTCTGAGTGAGGGCATCAAGTTCATGGAAAGTAAGTAAAAACTGCCGATCACTATAAGACTCAAGTGAGCCGTTAATGTGCCACAGTTTAAAAACTGGATCTTTTCTTGAATGGTATCGGAGACCCTTCTTCAAACAAGAATTAAACCAATTCTTAAAATCTTCCGTAATCTCTTCCTGACCGAAATCAGGATTGCCAATCATAAATAGAGATGGCTCCAACTTCAAAGAGTAAATCTCTTTGAGAAGCTGAATTGAGACCTGACCAAAACTGGTCGTGTTTACCGGAAGATGTAGGGCAAATTTCATGTTAGATCAAATCGTCGTCTGAATTGACTTGACTGACAGCGGCCTTCGCTGGCTTTGCGGTAGGCTTGGATGCTAGGCGGGTCGTGTTGTTGTTTGATGGAACTTGAGTTCCAGTTAAAGTCTCGTACTGAGCCTTTTCCATGAAGATCTGAAAATCGGGAGACCCGTCGTTCTTCTTCTTGTTGTTTGGGAACACAATGATCTTAACTTCATCAAAGTTATCCTTGATGTCCTTAAGTCGGAACTTACCAGTTAGATACTCAGAACCACTAGAGCCTTTGCGGCTCCAAAGTGCGCCAAGTTCGCGTCGAATTGAATTACTGTCAGTATTGTTAGTATTAGGAGTAGGCATAAGATATGCAAGTAAATACTACCTGTCCTGACAAAAAAAGTAAAGAGTTTTTACACGAAATCTTGCATTTCTTTGCTCTCTATTTTAGTCTTCAAGAACTCTAGTGCTTTTTTGTGTAAAGTGATTGCTGTTTGGTAAGTTACGCCTAGTTCTTTTGAAATATTCTTCCACTTACGAGAAGGCTTATCTCCATAGTATCTCAACATGATAATCTTCTCTAGTCGCTTGTCTTTCATTTGAGAAAGGAGATTAAAAATATATTCCTTTTTCTCTTCAAAATCATTAGTTTCTTGACTAAGATTTGCTACAAGATTCTTTTGGTTTTCATCGTCTATGGAAAGCGTCCACTTATGTTTAGTAATGTTTGTTAAGCATTTGTATTTAACGTGATTAGCAAGCCAAGTTGAGAATTTACTATTTTGAGTTTCGTCAAAATTAAGAGTACACTTGTAAATAATGTAATCTTTTTCATTAGCAAGATCTTCTGGGCTTACGCCTCTTTCTTGAAGAATCTTATTATACTTTTTAAATATATCAAAACAGAGAGGAGAGTGCCTATCTATCAGAGTCTTTAATGATTGGTTGCATTGATGAAGTTTTACCTTCGTTACAAGTTCGTTGTCAGTTGATTCTATCATGTGTGTAAAGCTTACCTTGTTTTATCAAGTTGTCAATACTTTTTTTGACGGAAATTTTCAAAGTTTGTTCGTCAGATCCATGCATCCAACGAAGCAAATAATCGCAATGTTCTCTAAGAGCGGGATCGTTTCTGCTTTCATCAGTGTTTGCAGGATTGCAAATTGAACCGTCTGAAAAATATTTTTCAACATAAATTAAAACTCCTTTATTTTCTTCCTTTATCCAGACAACTTCGTCTTTTGAATATTCGAAGTGTCTAATATCTGTTACACAAAAAATATCTGAAGGTTTAAAATTTTCAGATTTCTTGTACTCATCAATTTCAGACTGAAGCTTTTCTATCCAATACCTACCTTTAGTATTTTGACGCATTACTCTAGCGTGACTTACTAATAAATGTCTTACCTTGTTCTTATCCTCAGTTGAACAATTAAAAATGTCAACTCCGTATTTATATAAGATCAAAGAATATAAATCATTCTTTAACGAATCAGCAAGAGCAAATCTTATTACATTCACTCCAAACTCTTCTGAGCAAATCTGCTTTAGTAATCTATAGTAAGTATCCTTACCTACAGTTGCAGCACCAGCAATTCCTAGGAATAAGTTAGACATAGTAAAACATAGTATTCAGAAGAGATGTGTTTGTAAAGAGAACTGCCAGCTTTATGATTTTTCTTTGAGTTAAAATAGGAAAAGGCTGTCATCTCTAAAAATAATTATAGAGTTTTAAAATAATCAAGAGTTACCCATTTCAATCCTTCGCAACCTGCTTCTCAGGCTTTCGGCCCTCTCAAGAGAGCCTAGCTAATGACTAACTCTTTGTTTAAGTTCTTTGTCTTCACGGGTGGGATTTCTCTTAGGACGAACTGCCAGCTTTTTCTTTTGAGAAAAATGAGGTTTCAGCTTTTCAAAGTCTTCTCCTTGCGGAACGTCGCCTTTTCCCGAAATGGCGTTGGATTTCTTAGATCCAGTTGACTAGGGTCTTTTTACGGGCCTGATGTCTCTGATGCGTTCAAACTGGGATATCCCCAGTAGGCTATTCACCCAGACAAAGAACTAGCTCATCCTATTCAGGGTTTTTGGTTTTGTCAAAAATCTTTTCGCGCATCTCGTTGAAAATCACCAGAAGGTTCTTGATGTCCTTCTCGCTGACTGAAGCAGGGTTGCATCTTTCAGATTCATTTTCAATTAAAGTGCAGTAAGAATTAATAATTTCTGCGATTACGAAAGCAGTTTTAGGAGAGATTGTGATATTCTGTTCATAAGCATCGAACTTCTTAGAAAGAATCCAATAATTATTTTCATTAAAGACGGCTTTCTTTACGACTCCATTTTTCTCAAATTCCTCAAGGGCGCATAAAATGCAAGCTCTTTCAGATTCTGGTTGTTCAGAAATCTCAAGAATCTTTATAAAATTATTTTCACAAAAACTATCATTTTTAAAATACCATTGGTATAACTTAATTGAAGCATCAGCGATTGTCATAATCAATGATACAAGAATGCCAGAAAAAGGTCCAAATAAACTTGATCTTTTGTTTTGCTCCAGCGAGAATACTTTCCATGAGACTTTCTTGGCATGAGTACGGGTGCATGATGGCTCTTGCTGCTTCGTCTAGAAGTGAAGATCCGCACACCAAGGTTGGAGCTTGCATCTTAAATAAAGAGGGCAGAATAATTTCAACAGGATACAACGGTCTTAAAAAAGGCTTCCCTGTTAAAGACTGGATGAAGGAGGAGAAAAATCGTCCTAAGAAGCGCGAAATAATGCTCCATGCAGAAACCAACGCTTTGTCTTTGATAAGAAAAGGAGATGCAGATACTATATGTTTGACGATATCGCCTTGCTTCGCTTGCGCGAAGGATATAGTTTCTCATGAAATTCAAAGAGTATTTTATATTAAGGAATACGATCAATGTAATAAGTTCAAAGAAATATTTGAATATTACAAAATTTACTATAAGGAATTGAATCCCGAAAGTTTTTCTAAAATTAAATCTCATTTACAATTATGGATATAGAAACAATAGTCCCAGTTAAATTCGTTAAACTAAACAATCTAGCAATTGTCCCGTCTCGTCAAAAGACTGGAGATGCTGGTTACGATCTTTATGCAACTGAGAGCGTAAGGATCAAGCCAATGAGTCGCGCTTTGGTTAGCACTGGTCTTTCAATCGAAGTGCCTCAAGGGTATTATGCAAGAATTGCTCCTCGCAGCGGATTGGCAGTTAAGAATGGCATTGATGTCCTTGCTGGCGTTGTAGACTCTAGCTATCGTGGAGAAGTTAAAGTTGTATTAATGAATCTAAGTATTGATCTTGCAAGCATGATGGGGCTTACTCCAAACATTGCTGGTTCAAATTTTGATTTTAATATTAAAGCTGGAGATCGGATCGCTCAATTAATTATTGAAAAGTATCATGCTGTTGATTGGCAGCAGGTTGAATCTTTGTCTACAACCGAAAGAACGGGCGGATTTGGAAGTACAGGAGTGTAACTCTGTCACTGTGACAGCTAATTTTGTCTCAGAATGTCTCAAATAAGCAGTAAAAAGGCGGCTTTTAAAGTTGGCACAGTTTTTGCTAGAGGAAAAACTCTATGATATACTATATTCAATCAAGCAATGGTCAAACTCAAAAACTAGATCTTTACAATAAAGATTCATTCGTGCTAGACAAAATGAGCAACGAATATGTTTCTGAAATTGAAGTGCCGGGTTTCAGTAAAGAAGATTTAGATATTACAGTAAAGAGAGATGAGATTGGCGATTTAGTCACAGTTAAAGCCTCTAACGCGAAGAGGAAAGCTGAAGCTTCGCTATGGATTCCTTCCGCAGCGGACGCTTCTCTTTTGAAAGCTTCTGCTGAGAACGGACTGCTTACTTTGTCGGTTCCTGTTAAGGGAGCCTATCAGCCGAAGAAAGTTAAAGTAACCTAAGTTACTCTCCGCCTTCGGGCGGGGTTTTTATTTTATGAGTTATCTAAGTTCATCAATACCAGTTCAGATTGGATACCTTGACGTTTCCTTTCTTCATAATGCAAAACCTAGGACCATGAACGAATGGATTCCTGTTGAGATATTCTCTGTGGTTTCAATACCTAAGAGATGTTTAATGTTTAATGTGATGAGTGAGTTTGGCGCACAGTTCGCAAGGGTTCCAATTCACTACTTGTCCTTTGATGCCAACCCAACTACTGATTACGAATTACATTGGTTGCAATTGTGGGATAGTTTTAGTTACTATTTCACTATTCAGAGATTTGATTATTTAAAAAATGCTTCTGCTTATATACTTTTGAAAGATAAAAGTAAACACGTTGGCAAATATTGCTTCACGATTGATTGGTGTAATGGTGATGATTATAATTTAGGTTATTCTGAGATATCTGCTGGACATAAATGCGCTCACATCTTCTGGGGAGAAGGGGGACAAATGTTCGCTCAACCAAACAACAGAATAGTTTGGAGAGATTCAGGAGCATTTATTGGTTCCCCGCTTCCTCTAGAGGCAAAAAATTGGAAACCTTTCGGACATGAGTTCTCTTGCGAAGGGCTTGCTTATAAGTGGACTGCTGGCGATGAAGAACTTATGTATTATGAGTTCAAGAATGAGCCAGAGTTAGCCAAATAAACACGATAAAATAGAATGTGTAATATAAGATGTAATTGAATATGACTGCTGAAGAGAATGAAATTTTTAGAGAAGCTATTTTACTTCAGAAAAGCACCAATTGGTGGATTAATCAAACATCTAAGATTATCCAAAAAATAGACGATCTTGAAAAACAAGATTTCTCTTTAGAAAACGAAAGTGAATTAGAAGATCTTCGTCATAAGCTTGGCACTTTTTTGGCTCGTAAGAAAATAGAAGAAAAGAAAATTGAAGATCTTCTCATTAAGATCGACAAGGTAGAAAAAAAGGAAAAGGGAAAAAATGCCAAAACTAAAACGTGAAAAATTCTATATTGTAATTTCAAAGAAAAATAATTACACTTACGGAGCTTTCCCTCATACAAAAGAAGGAAAAGCCGCAGCAAAAAATTACATCCAAGAAAAATCAAATAAAAATTTGCAGTTAAAAATCAAAATTAAATAATATGCCAATACCAAATAAACGCAAAGGTGAAGACTCAAAAAAGTTCATGGGACGTTGTATGACCGACATTCCAAAGGACGAATATCCAAATCCAAAGCAACGTGTTGCGATTTGCCTGACTCAAGATAAGAAGAAGCCGAAGAAGTAATTCTTATTATGAAGTTAGTTATCTGCATCCCCGGAAATAACTTTTCCGGGTCTTTTTTTGATTCTTTTCTAGAATTTTATCATTGGTGTCTTCACAACAACATCAAGGTATTTCTTTCAAGAAAGGAATCTTGTAACATTTACTATGTAAGGAATATGTGCCTTGGCGGCAATGTCCAAGCTGGCAAGAGTCAAAAACCTTGGGGAGGGTCTTTTGATTATGATTATATGCTTTGGATAGATTCCGATATTGTTTTCAAGCCTCAAGACTTTATTAGGCTTCTTCAAATGGAGAAGGATATTGCTTCAGGTCTTTACTTAATGACTAATGGTTCAAGAGAGCCAAATCAATTTGCCACTGTGGTCGATTGGGACGAAAAGTTTTTTGAAAAAAATGGTTACTTTAAGTTCGTTCAGAGAGAAGATGTAGTGGGTAAAACGGAACCCTTTGTAGCTGACTACACTGGATTTGGTTTTATCTTAATTAAGAAAGGCGTTTTTGAGAGTTTGGATTATCCTTGGTTCCAGCCGATCTTTTTTAATATTGGCAACGCTCACGACTTCTGCATGGAAGACGTAGGCTTCTGCCTCAAAGCTAAAGAAAAAGGTCATAAAGTATGGATACATCCACAAGTAATAGTGAAGCACGAAAAGAAAATCCTTCTAAGTACATGAGGCAATTAAAAATTAGCCGCCTGACTTTGATGGAGAAATTTTTTAATACTGATTTAGAACTTTTAGTTGAGATATGGAAGGGAGAAACAGAGAACGAATATTTCTCTGTTGACTTCGCTTACAATTATTCTTCTTGTGCTGCAATGGGATCTATAAGCGAAAGAGAGTCTAACCTTGGCGCATATAAAGAAATTCTTTGGGCAAAAGATGAATTATTTGATATAATGGGTTTAGCTAAGTATCTTAAATGGGATACATCAAATACTGTAATCGAAGACTTATCTGAAAAGGTATGAACGCAAAACTAGAAAATTATCTTTGCAATCGTTTCTCCTCGTTCTTTGACTCTAAAGGACTTTCATTTGATTGCTCTGATGGGTGGTTTTTTATCTTAAATTGGATGTTTTTGCGAGTTGAAAACTCTCTCAATTACATAAACAAAGACAAGTCGCCAGAGGAGAAAGATTCTTTCATCGTTCTGCAAGTTAAAGAAAAATTTGGATCTCTTAGAGTTTACCACACTGGAACTGACAACGAAGAAATTTTTAATCATGTATCTGCGGCAGAATCTTTAAGCTGTTTCATTTGCGAGGAGAGTGGAGTTTTTAACGAAACTGTAGGAATCAATTCAAAAGGTTGGATTAAAACACTTTGCAAAGATCAAGCTGGATTTAATAGTGGTTGGATTAGTAATTATGATAATGATCTGCTTGCTATCCTAGAAGAAATAAAGGCTGAAAAATGACTGAAAGAGAAGCAAAAAATCAGTGTCTTATGATTAAGAAGACTTCTATTTGGCTGAAGAAGGAAATTGCAGCGACAATGAAACTTCTTGATGAAGCAAAGGATGATAAAGAAACTCTTCTTCATTTAAATAATCTTATCTGTTTGAAGAACAAGGCTGGGGCAGAGGTTGCCCGAATCGACAACTTGATCAAGCGCATGGAAGAAGAAGATTTCGAATTTTGACCTTGCTTTCCTCTTGCGAGCCGCTAGGATGGGGGCGTGATAAATTATGGACTTTGCTGCATTTCCCTTGTTTTGTCCGAAAAGGGCGAGAAATTTCAAACCCTGACGTACACCAGATTCAAAACCCTTGGCAGAGAAGAAGGCATGAAGGTTCTCTCCAAGAGAATCCTCAATAATTTCAACATCACTCTCAAAACGATAACTCATTGCAATGAAAATCAAATCGGAGCTTATCGACTTTCTAGCGAAATTACTCCTCTTCTTAGTCATCCTGATCTTAATTTTGATCTCACTGAACTTAACGATGCGGAAGAGATTTTTTCTATTATTGACAAGATTAAAAATCAGATCAAGACATCGGGCATCAGAATCTCCGCTCACCCCCCAGAGTTTGTAAGCTTCACCAGTCAGAAAGAAGAAGTCATTAACAACTCAATCAGAGATCTAAATGAACACGCTCTCTTGTTTGATCTGTTTGACTGCCCAAAAGATTACCGCTCTCCTCTCAACATTCATATTAGACAAGATGGCGACCCAGAAGAACTTTCTCAGAAGTTTATTTCAGTTTACAATCGTCTCAATCCTAGTGTAAAAGATAGATTGGTGCTTGAGGTCAATGACAACAAGAATGGCACTTGGTCAATCAAGAATCTTATAAAATACTTTTATGAGCGACATGGGATTCCAATTACTTTCGATTCTTTGCATCAGTCTCTTTTGCATGGCGATCAATCTGATGAGGAGGCGTTTAATGATGCTTATCGCACTTGGCCCACTAAACCTTTATTTCATTATTCTGAAGGCATAGATGGCACTCGCAAACATGCCGACATGCCAATAAATCATCCAAAAAACTTTGGACAGTCTGTTGACTTTGACATAGAATTGAAGAGTAAAGATTTAGCGATCTTTAAATTAAAAGAAATTGCCGGGATAGTTTAATGGTAGAACTTCAGTTTTGTAAACTGAGTGCGAAGGTTCGATTCCTTCTCTCGGCTCCACTCCTTCTCAAGGCTCCATTTTGAGTGTAAAATATAATATGACAGTAATTAAAACTCAATGTGAGTATTGCAAAATTGACTTTAACAAAAGTATTTGCGAATACAATAATTCTTTAAAATTAAATCTTAAGCATTTTTGTTCTCTTTCTTGTTCTGCTAAATATGGTAGCGTTTTAAAAAAACAAAAGTTCGAATTAACGAAACAAGAATACTATAAAAATCCAAAAAAATGTAAAATTTGCGACAAAGCGATTGATTATCTTCTTAGGAACACAAATAAATTTTGCGGATCTTCTTGCTCTGCTAAATTTAATAATTCAAGTAGAGCTATTAAAAAAACCTGTTTACAATGTGGAGAGGCGACAAGTAATAAAAAATTTTGCAGCATCAAATGTTTCTTCAGCGACAATAAAAATAAAGTAAACGATTTTATTGAAAGCGGCAAAAAAGTAGCTAACGATACTTTTAAAAGATATCTTATAGAAAAAAATGGACACAAATGCCAAATGTGCAATACAATTGAATGGGGAGGAAAACCAATCCTTCTAATATTAGACCATGTAAATGGCAATTCTGAAGATTGTTCTCTTGGCAACTTGAGACTAATATGTAGCAACTGTGATACTTTAACTCCCACTTACAAAGGAAGGAACAAAGGAAAAGGGCGGTTTTCCAGAATGAAAAGGTACAAAGATGGGAAAAGCTTTTAAATGAATTTAAAAAACTATTACATATTTTTAGATGATATAAGATATCCAGAAGATGTCACATGGGTACAAATTCCAAAATACGAATGGACAATTGCCCGTGATTTTTTTCAGTTTCGGGATATAATAAAGATAAAGGGCGTTCCTGCTTTTATCTGTTATGATCATGATCTTGGGGCGCAGCACTATCGTGATCTTAAAACCATCCTAGAAACTAATAAAATTGACTACTCTAAATATAAAGAAAAGACTGGCTACGATTGTGCTAAGTATTTGGTTGAGGTTTGTCAAGATCAAGGCGTACCTCACCCAGAATACGAAGTCCACTCAATGAATCCTGTGGGTGCAGAAAACATTAAAAAATACATAGACAATTACAATGCATCAATTAGAATTTGATTTTAGATCTCCAGAAGAGGTCGCTAGACAGAGAAAAATCGCAGAAGAAAACGAAAAGGTTTTTGACGAGATGTTCTCTGATGATGGATATGTTTACAATAAGTATGTAGACTTTTTGCTTGATCTCGTTCCCTTCAGACTGGCATGGAAAGCCAGATACTGGCCGGGAAATATTAGGTGGTGGATAAAATGCAAATACCAGAAGATTCGCTATGGGGTTTCTGATGATGACGTTTATTCTTTAGGCTATAATATAGCTGTTTTTGTTTTGCCTCGCCTTAAGTATTTTAAGGAGAAAGGAAAAACTGGAATCCCTGTTTGTTTCTTGCCAAACAATTTTCATCTCCTTGAGGGCGACGAGCAGACAGCCGCTGAAGAAAAAGGCATCAAAGAAATGGAAGCTGCTCTTGATGAAATGATTTTTGCTTTTGAGTATATTATTGATGGAGATAAAATGTGCGAATTGCCAGAGAGCCTTTCTTTTAAAGGCAAGGATTTCGACTTCAACTCCGAAAAGAGTATAGAAGAAAAAGAAGATTGGAAGCGGTATATGGAAAAAGCTAACAAACTTAACGAAAGAAAAGAAAACGGTCTTATGCTTTTTGCTAAATATTACGACACTCTTTGGATATGAAATTTACTAATGAACAGCGTGAACTAATCAAAGAAACGCGCAGAAAAATAAATAAACTAAAAGACGAGCAGCATATTTTGTATAGTAATTTACTTTCTCAATTAGATATGTCTGAAAGGGCAGAGGATTGGATATTTGATTATGTTTATAACAATTATGGGACGATAAAGAAAATAGAATCTTTTCTTAAGTAATATGTCAAAACTGCATTTTGTGCCCAAAGGCTGGGGATATGAGAAGTGGATCGTTAACAATGACAAGTATTGCGGCAAAATTCTTTTCGTTGTTAAAGATCGCAAGTGTAGTCTTCATTATCATAAGATAAAAGATGAAACATTCTACGTTCAAAGCGGAAAAATTGTCTTGCATTATGGCATGGACGAAAAAACTGCAAGAAGTCACTGGATTACCTTGTCTAGAGGTGATAGTTTTCATATCCCAGTAGGGATGATCCACCAATTCTCTGCTCTTAAAGATAGCGAAATTATTGAAATTAGCACTCAGCACTTCGATGAAGACAGCTACAGAATTGAAAAAGGAGACTAAAGTGTCGCAAAATAAAAAACTATTGAACGAACTGGCAAAAAATATTCGCAGTATTGATGCCAGCGAACAACCAAACCGCATAGTTAAGAATATTGATAAGATTATTCAAGACTATTATACTAAATTCTACGACATGGTTGATGGTAGAAAGCAGATAACTCAACAAAAGAATGGACACTGCTGCTAAGGTTTCAACCCCTTGCATCAGACTTTGTAAATTAAAAGATGGTTTCTGTACAGGTTGCAACAGGTCTTGGCAGCAAATCGCTGATTGGACTCAGTATTCTGAGAAAACAAGACTTGAAATAATGGAATCTCTGTTATCAAACGAACAAAATGAACGGAAAAGGAAGCAATCCTAGAAATTGTTTTAGTAAACAGTTCAAATCTAACTATGATGAGATTAACTGGAATAAACCAGTTAACAATGAACAGACCAGTAAACATCATGGAACTCAAAGAAAAAGACTTAAAAAAATACCACCAACCCAAAGTGGGGGATAATTTCCAAGCAGGAGACTTACTTCATTTGATTGACGACGAATATGTTGTCGTTTCAAAAGATAATATCCTGATGAAGCAGACTATCAGCAAGTATAACAAAGTATATAGAAAAAATGGAAAAAGATAAGGACGGTTATCTCTTGGTTCCCAAAGAATTCACTCACAAAGGTTACCAGTTCAAGTTCATAAAAAAGCTTGAAGGCGGCTGGATGATCTACGAAAAGACAAAAGAGTCTACTAAAACTAAAAAATATGAATTGGTTAAGCCTAAGAGACAAGATCAATTCGTGTTTCATGGCAAAACTATTGAAGCCAAGTGGGTTTATCCTAATGATAATGCTTTCGGCAGGATTGGCTTTGATTGCCTTTCTCTTGATATTGCCATCAATAGGCATAAAGAAATCTTGGCTAATAAGCAAGAACAAGTTGAAAACACTCAAGCTGAATTAAAGATTCCAAAAGGAGAGTTTACCATGAAAGATCTCCTCGTTACAAATAAGATTCCATACCCAAAACTATATCTTAAAATTAAAGAAATGGTTCTTGGAAACACTATTAAGAAAGTCGGGGAAAGAAAAAATATCAGAGGTAAGCCTAGTGATGTTTTTAAATTGGTGTAATAAATAGTCTATGGATGAACTTTTAGGAGCAGTAAAACTAATCGCTGGAAACTTTTGCCCTCATGACTATATGTATTGTGATGGGCAAATTTTACAAATCTCGCAATACCAAGCCTTGTATGCGCTAATAGGAAATCAATATGGAGGAGATAAGATTCATACTTTTGCTCTTCCTAATTTAAATAAAACTCCAGTCATTCAAGGAACTACTTTGAAGTATATAATTTGTACTCAAGGGATATTTCCTTCAAGACCAGATTAAAAAACACTCAAGCCGCCGAAAGGCGGCTTTTTAGTGTAATAAAGTGTATATGTACGATCTAACTCCAAATCTTCCCCATGTATCATCGAATTATATTTATGATACACTTTTGGAAAAATGGCGACCAATATTAGACTCTGATTTTGGTGGCGGCGTTGGCGGTAAAGACGCTTTTGGTAGACTTAGGATCTCTAATCCTGAGATGATCTTCAACAGTAAACAAATATTCGATAACCAACCTCTTTATTGGGACGACATTCAAGAGAGCGGGTCTGGAACTTCCTCAGTCCATTCTGTAAATACCGCTTCTTCTACTCTTTCAGTATCTGCTACTACCGCTGGCAAAAGGACTCGTCAGACTTTTATGAGGTTTAATTATCAACCTTCTAAGAGTCAATTAATATTCATAACAGGAATACTTAAAGCATCTGGCGGCGGGGCAGGAATTATTACCAGAATGGGATATTTTGATGATGATAATGGATTATTTTTAGAATGCAATGCTGGAATTATTAATTTAGTAAGGAGAACAAAAACTTCTGGTTCAGCGCAAGACAACACAATTCCTCAATCTTCTTGGAATCTTGACAAAATGGATGGCACAGGATCAAGTAGGATTTCTTTAGATTTTACAAAAACTCAAATTTTCATGATGGACTTTGAATGGCTTGGAGTTGGAAGAGTTAGATTTGGATTTAATGTTGAAGGAACTACTTATTATGTCCATGAGCTTTCTGCTGCGAACAGCTTAACGACAGTTTACATGTCTACTCCTAACCTACCTTTGCGATATCAAATAATTAATGACGGGACAGGGATAGTTTCTTCAATTAATTGTATTTGTTCTGCGGTAATTAGCGAAGGAGGCAGAGAAGAAGTCGCTACAAATTCTTATATTTCAACAGGAGGTACATCTGTCCAAGCTACTAAAAACGTTACAAATGCAGTATTAGCGACAAGATTAAAGACAGGATTTTTAGGAGCTACAATTGATATCTTAGACCTTAGTTTGCTCACTACTAGCAATGATAATTATGAATGGCAATTATATTTAAATCCCTCTGGGATAAATGGATTAACATTCACTGGCGTTACTAATTCTGCATTAGAATACAGTGTTGCAGCAAATGGAACTCTTATTTCTGGAGGATTTAGTATCGCTGGTGGGTATGCTCAAGCAAAAACAAGCATCCAAGCTGATTCTTTAAAGTCTTTAATGAAATTAGGATGTTCCATTACGGGTAAAAGAGATGTCCTTGTTCTGTCTTGCTTGCCTTTAGGTTCTTCTGATTCTGTGGTATATGGTGCTATCAATTATAGGGAATTTAATTAATTAAGCTGTTTTAATTATATTGTGTAATAATAGGCATGAAGAAACTTCTGTTCCTGCCTTTCGTCCTGTTAATACTAACTGGATGCTTCTCTACAATTAAACCTTCTAAACAGATAGACGACAATCAAAAGGTCATTGCTAAAGAAGAGAAGAAAGTAGATAATACTCTAGTTGAAATGGAGAAAAACGACAAAGGCAAGAGGATTCAAACCTCTGGTCTTTCTGTCGGAATTCAGCATTCTCTCAATCAGATAACTAATGCCCCCGTTCAAGTAGATACTGCCAGAAAGTTAAATGAAAGAGTAATCTCTATTGTTGGTTCTCCTCATATTGATGAAATGAAGAGAATAAAGGCTACAGTTGATCTTTTAAACTCTGCTTTAGTTGAAGAGCGCAAAAAAGGAGAAGAACTTTTAGCTCAACGCGACGACATAATTAATAAATTACAGAAAGAAAAGTCAGAGCTAAATCAAAAATACGATGATCAACTTTGGCAACTAACTGACAAAGCCAAAGAAGTCGCCAAAGAAGCAGATCAAAATAAAGCAGTGTTAGATTCAATGAGCGGAATGTTTGGTCTTAATGCTGTATTTTGGGGGTTAAAGAAGTTTGTTATTAGCACATTAACTACAATTATTATATTTGTAGTTGTTTTCGTTATCCTCCGTCTTCTTGCAACTGTTCACCCTGCTGCCGCTGCTGCATTTTCAATCTTTAATATGTTGGGGTCAGCATTGATTTCTGTATTAAAAGCTTTAACTCCTAAAGCTTTTGAAATGTCTAATTTCACTTCAAAAGACAAAGTAGAAGAATTTAAAGCCCCACTTGTTAAGATTGTTGACGTTATACAAGATCTTAAAGAAAGACAAAAAGAATTTCCAGATAGAGTTTATCCAATAACAGAAGCACTAAAAAGATTCGATAAAGAAATGGATAGAGATGAAAAAGACCTAATAGACGAAATTCTAAAAGAACAAAAGTGGATTAAATAAAAACTAAAATGAACGAAATATTCTCAAATATAAAGAAATATTTATTAGTTATCCTTTTACCAACTGCGCTTTTAGTTATTCTTTCAATATCTTGTTTAAAAGATATAGAAAAAGCATTTGTTAGATTTAGATTTGGTAGAGATATAACTCTCTACCTTAGAAAGTCTACAGACCATTTAACATATCTTGGTGCTGCATATACGGCTACTGGTGATAAAAAGTTTATAGAGCAATTCAACGGTCATCTGAAAGAAAGAGAAAAGTATTTTAATAATGAAGTTTTTATTTCCAAAATACTTACTCAAGAGGAATTAAAAGAGTTTCGAGTTTGCTTGGATATAAGCAATGAATTAGCAAAAGATGTAGAAGGACCAGCTTTTGAAAAAATGGACAGCAAAGCGTTCTTTAGTGAAAAATATTTAGATTACAAAAAGAGAATATACGAGAGCAAAGATAAATTTAGAACCTTGATTAATGATAGCTCAGAAACGAAAATCAAAGAAGAAACGCAATTATTAAATATATACTTATATAGTTTGTGTTTAATTATTATTGCGTTAGTGTATTTAATTAAACATGATAACCATCCCGTCGCCCAAAAGAAACCTATAAAGAAAAAGAAAAAGTAATATGGAACAGTTGCAAAAGATGGGAATTCAATTAGGTTTCTTGATTAGCGGTTTGTTTGGGGCTATTTTGATGGCTACAAAAAATGAAAAAACCGATGTAAAATCTGTAGTCTTGTCTCTTGTTGGCGGAATGTCTGCCGCAAACTTCTTGACTCCTGTTCTGGTTGATGCTCTAAATATCGCTAATGTCAAGCACCAAAATGGCGTTGCTTTTATTGCTGGATTTTTAGGTTTAAAGCTTGTAGAGTTAATAAGTGAAAAATTCTTAGAAAAAATTAACGGATCTTCAAAAGGAAAAATTAAGAAAAGAAAACCAAGAAAAAGTTGACAACCATCAAGTTTGCCCGATAATATTCCAAATATATGGACAATTCATTAAAACTCGTTCAACAGCTTATAGAAGCTAGTTATGAGAAAGATCGCCAAGATAAACTCGCTGATAATTCTAAAATTGGAGAATCTTTCTTTACTCATTACTTGAAGGTTCTTAAGAATTGCATGGAAGAAGAGTATGCAAAAATCAAAGAGCAAAAAAATTAACAATGAATATTCCCGAGCTTGGGACGATCTATACAAGGATCTGCCCAAGTGGAAGAAAGACATCATTGACATGGCAAAAGAATCTAAGAAAGAAGATTCGTTTTACGTCGAGTTCATAAAAGAAGTTATTAGAAAAGCCGAAAAGTAATCTCTTGTGAAAAAATCTCATTTAGAAAAGTGCGTAAGTCTTACAAAAGCTTTGCGAGAGACAGACTCTAAACTGAGGTGCCAACACTTTTCATTTATCTTTCACAAGAACAGAATAATTACTATTGGCAAAAATTCTAATAAGAGCAATCCAACCAATCAAAAGAACCCCAAGACCGGCTTAAATGGTGAATTAGTAAAGGATAAATATACCTGCTCTGAGCTTAACGCTTTTATCAAATTTAAAAACCTTACTAATATTGACTTTACTAAAACCAATCTTGTCACCACTAGGATTGATAGAAACGGCAAGATCAGAAACTCTAAACCTTGCACTTCCTGCCAGAATTTGATTAAATTTCTGAATCCGAAGAAAATATTTTACTCCGTTGATTCAAACGGAGACAATAAATTTGAAGAATATGTTCAACCTTGATAATCTAACCTGTCTAAAATTAAATAAAAATTGGATGGGTATCGGGACTGAAGGCATTGAAACTGCCATCAGTAAGGTATTCAAAGGTTCATATCTTGCTATGGATGTTAATTATCCTTTAGTGGATGGAGAATATGATTTTGAAAACCCAGACTACAGACCAGTTTCATGGGAAATTTGGGAGACTTTGCCAGTGCGCCATTTTGATTATTCGATCTCCTCTCCTTATCAGACGTTTCGCATTCCAACGGTCGTCATCAGTAAAAACTTCTCAAAGATTCCAATCTACCATACTAAATTAACTAAAAAGGCTATCCTTGAAAGAGACAACTGGACCTGTCAATACACAGGTCGAAGATTGTCGAAGGAAGAAGCAAATATAGATCACCTGATCCCTGTCTCAAAGAATGGCAAGAACACTTGGGAAAACATGGTAGCTTGCGATAAAAGAATTAATAGTTTAAAATCTAATAAAACTCTTGAAGAATTTGGGATTCCTTTAATTAAAAAGCCAAAGAAACCCAATTCTCATCCTTTTATCATTAATATAGAGAGTAAGCACAGAGACTGGCAGTGGTTTCTTTACTAATATGTTACAAAAGATTCAGCAATCAATCCAAGAAGCTCAAGGCAGAGGGTACAAGTTGGGCGAGCATTTTAATGCCGTGATCATTCCTTCTAATCTTCTTGACGAATTTGAGAAAGAATTAAACTCTCATTTGAGTACATCAACTACTGAATCGAAGAATATGGTTTTTGGTTTGGAGGTGCTGGTCTGCGGGAAAAACGAGCAGATCAGATTCGGAAAGATTTTCTAAACTCCCCTCTTGACCTTTTCAAAAGCTTAGTTTAGCCTGTCTGCCGATGAGTGAACTCTTGAAGACCAGAGGCCGTCCTACGGGAGGCAAAAACCTTGTATTCGTTAGCATTTCGCAGCTTCGTGAGAAGATGACCGATGCAGCGAGAATTCCAGTCAGCATCAAGTTCGCCAAACAGGTGAACCTAGTCGATGATGGCGAAAGCATCCCTCAAACCCCAACCCCTTCCAATCAGGTAGCTCCTGCGAAGGAAGAAAAGCCAGTCGTTTCTTTTTCAGTTTCGGAAGAATTTTAATATGAACAATCGCTTTGATACAATCATTGGTCAGGATGCAGTTAAGAATAAGTTAGATTTTTATCTTGATATTTACGAGAAGAGTCAAATCTCTCCTAATTTTCTTTTTGTCGCCCCGCGAGGATCTGGCAAGACTACAATTGCAAAGCAGTATGCTAGAAATCTTATTAAAGCAGATAAATCTAAGTGCAAGCCACTTATTGAGATTAACTGTGCAACTATCGGTTCATCCGAGAGTTTCTTTAATGATGTCTATGTTCCTGCGATAGCCAATAAAGAAGTCACTGTGCTTTTTGATGAAGCCAGCGAATTGCCCAAAAGCCTTCAGATTAATTTCTTGAGTCTTTTTAATCCTAATCCTGCTAATAGAAACACTCTTAATCTTCCAGATTATTCTGTTGATTTTGATTTTGCTGTTCAGAGGTTCTTGTTCTGCACAACTGAGCCTCAGTTGATTTTTCATGCTCTTCTTGATCGCCTTGAGAGAGTTGAGCTTCAAGAGTATTCTCACGGTGATCTTTCTCAGATAATTAAGAAGAGTGTGAATTGTGAATTTGATGAAGAATCTCTTTATGACATTTCTTCTTGTTTGAGGGGCAACGCTCGACAGGCTCAAGTCATGGCTAACAAGATTGACTCTTATTTAAAAACAAAGCAAGAGAGGATCTTTACTAGTGATGACTGGCAGCTTCTAAAAGACAAGCTTAGTATCTTACCTCTGGGACTCAATCAAATTGAATTGAGAATCCTGCAAACTTTAAAGAGCAAACCAGAAATGACTCTCACTAATCTTTCTGCGATTATTGGAATGACTCGTTCCAGCTTGCAAAAGGATTTTGAAACTTGGTTATTGAGAAATAATCTGATACAAATTGCAGAAAAGGGTAGAATGCTTACAGGTAAAGGTCAAGAGTACCTGAAGCGTTATGAAGAAAAAGAAGAAGAATCAAATCAACCTTTTTGACTTTTGTAAAGTATTAGATACTGATTACGCTGAATATGGGGGGAAAATAACAAGAGCGGATGGCAATTATCGCTATCTTGATTGTAGTGCTGGCTGCAAGCATTTTATTCCTTTGTATGATAAAGCGAACAGAGATTTGAATTTAGACTATGGAGTCTGCACTAATCTTCGCAGCAAGAGGTGTGGACTCCTTACTTTTGAGCATCAAGCAGGATTTGGTTGTTTTGAAATTGAAGGGTACGAATAAATTTTTGACAAATCTTGATGGCTTGCGTAAAATAAGGTGTTATGAAAAGAATTCTAACATTATTGTCGTTGGTCGTCTCACTATTCGCAACTAAGGCTTTAGCCGAAAACGTAAAGGCGAGTACAGAGGCTGGCTATATGTCTCACTACATCGTAAACGGCGTTGCTCGTACTGAAGCGCAAGCTTTTGGTGCAGTAAATATTGGCGCAACTTATTTTGGAGTTGATGCCTATCTTGGAGGAACGATTATTCCCGTTTCTTCCGCTCTAGACGAGTCTCACTGGACTGCTGGCGTAGGAAAGGGATTTAAGATTGTAGAAGGCGTAACGGTTCGCCTAGACGGTCAGGCATTTCGCCACTTGACTGCGATTCCCGGTGCGCCAAATTCAACGGAGGTAGCAGGTATTCTTGCTCTTGAGAATATCGTCGCAACTCCTTATGTTAAGGGTACTCATGATCTAGATCTTGATCAGACTGGTTATGTTGTTGGCTTGAAGCGTCCTACTGATGTATTTGGTTGGTTTACTATCACTCCTCTCGTTGAGTATGGCAAGTTCACTGATTATGATTTCAAGACGGCGAAGCTAACTGTTTCAAAGCTCCTATTTAATCATCTTGAGCCTTTTGCTGAAGTTGGCTATTATGATAACAACTTCGGTGTAAGCAAGTATAATTTTGCAATCAAGGAGTTGAATGATTCTGTGGTTGCAGTTGGTGGACTTAGGTGGAACTTCTAAAATGGGGATAAAGGTTTGCGGTGATCCTTAAAACCGCTTTATTGGGATATTAGTTTATTGGTAAAACGCCTTCCTTCCAAGTAGGAGTAGTCAGTTCAATTCTGTCATATCCCTCCATTTTTTTCAATGATACTCTCTATAATATTTAAATATTTTTCGCACTTATCAGGTTTAAAATACTTCATACTAGAAACGTCTATAATACATAATTCGATATTTCGTTCCAAACAAGCTTGAAATTTGCGATTATCATTATTTTGTATTTGTTTTAATTTATCTTCGCCATAAATTGGTTCGTAGTGGAAAACTCCATTAAGCTCAAAAGCTAGGCTAATAGCAGGAATATAAATATCTAACTCAGAATTAATTGCATCTTTTCTATTAAAATGAAACTCTAAATTAGGATATTTAGGTGGCAAAATTTGTTCCAAATATATTTCAAATTTAGATCTTCTGTATCCGCGAATTTTATGAGTATTGTTATAGTAAACCGCGCAAGATCTGGAGCAATACGAATTGGGACATTTTTTTAATTGATTAACTGTTTTAAAAAAAATTTTATTACAATTTTTACACTTTACTTCTTGTTTTGTAATTTTATTGTTATTAGAGCATTTTATCGAACAAAATTTAGCTTTTCGAAATTTATCTCCTTTTAAACTCATTTGTATTGCGTTTTTAGTAGCTTTGAATGGATTGCCACAAAACTCACACTGCAAATCTAGTAATTCTTTAGTTTTAGCTTTATTAAAATCTTCTTTTGAAAATAATTGTATCATATAGTCCCTTACTAATATAATACACATAGAAAAAGAGTTTTCCATTCCCATTAACTGATTAAATTTTTATGATACAAAAAATAAACGCCTTCTTATTTCGAGGCAAGATAGACGAAATAAACTCTAGAATTTGCGTCTGCCTTCGAAAAGATGGCGCATGGGATGAAAGCTCTACGTTTTACATCTCTGGTGAATTTAAAGATGCCGAAGATTATTTGAGTGATAAGCATTTTAATGTAATGTTTGCAAATTATATTGAAGATGCCGAAGGAAATTTTACGATAGAGCAATTTAATCCCTTGACTTTGGAGGATGAATCCCAGACAGTAGAGGGACTTTACCTTCAGAAGAAGTTTTTCTCGACGGTTGAAGACGGTTATCAGAAACTATTAAATACTAACAATTAATATGGCGCACTTAATCAAAGTTCACGCACTTGACCTGAATCACGATAATGGAAAGGATTATATTCCTATTCTTATTAATTTAGATGATGTAACGTCTATAGAGCCAAGCAAAGTCCACACTATCATTTATACTAATAATGGCAGTGCTGGCGGCATCAAAGTCAAAGAAAGCCTCGACCAGATCCTCAACTTGTCGAAGAAATAAATTTTCGAAAAATCCCTTGCGCTCCGCTTTGGCCTCGCCTAAAGTGTCCCTGTCGGTAGGAACTCAACACTTGTAAATCATGCAAATTGCTCCGAAAAACGAGAATTCTGTGCTGCTGTCGGACAACTTCAAGTCCGTATCTTTCGGCATCAAGCAGGATGGGCTTGCCCATATCTTTGGCGTTCTCCGCAACCAACTGTACTCTGACAAGATCCTTGCGGTCATCAGAGAATATTCCGCCAATGCCTTGGACGCAAACGTCGAGGCTGGCAGCGACAAGCCCATAGTCGTCACCGCTCCCAACCCTCTTGATCCAGTCTTCAAGGTAAGAGACTACGGCTCCGGTCTCAATGAAGATGAGATTCGTGACATTTACTCCAACTATGGAGAATCTACCAAGAGAAACTCTAATAAGTTAATTGGTCAGCTTGGGCTTGGTTCCAAGTCAGCTTTTGCTTATGGCGACAACTTCCTTATCAATTCTTTTGTGAATGGTAAGAAGGTCACCTACAATGCTTACATTGATCCTACTCAGATTGGCATGATTGCTAAGATGTATGAGGAGGATACTTGTGAGCCGAATGGAGTTGAGATTTGCGTCCCTGTCAAGTCTAAAGACATCTCCTCTTTTCATTCAAAGATAAAGGAGTTCTTTAAGTATTGGAATCCGATCCCTGATGTTAGGGGCATCGAAGGTTTCCCCGCTGAAAACCCTGCTCCTGTTATTGAGGGTTCTAATTGGAAGTATTTTGTTAATAATAAAGGCATCACTTCTTCTCCTGTTATTGTGATGGGAAACGTTGCTTATCCTCTCGTTCCTAATGAGGTATCTCAGGAGTTTGTTGAAGCTTGCAATCAAAAGACTTTTTACGCTCCGATGTTGAGTGGGTTTGTCTTTTATACTGATATTGGAACCCTTGAAGTCTCTGCTTCCAGAGAAGATCTTCAGTATACTGATTACACCAAGAAGAATATTGGCAAGATCTTTAAAGCTTTCAATGATGAACTTGTTTCAAGAGTCAATGATAAGATAAATTGTGCCAGCAACCTGCTTGAAGCCAAGAGAGTCTATAAAGATTTCTTTGGAGATCTTTTTGGTTGTTATAGTGCGCTGAGTTTTCTTTCTAAAGAGTGTAATTGGAATGGGCATGAAGTAGACTCTCCTATTGTTGAATTTATCTTTTCTAAAGATGAATGCCTTGCTGATGGAAAAGAAGCTGCTTCTATTAACTGCTATGGATCAACTCGTCGCTCTAGGAAATCGGTACCCTTTTATTTAGCCAACCGTCTTTCGTCAGAGAAAGAAACATTAAATGTTATTGATGACTGCGATGGAAAGAATCTCTTAAAGAGAATGCGTCATACCATCATAGACAAAAAGACTTATAAGGAAATTAATGTAATAAAAGTTCGTGACCAAGCTCTTTGGGAGAAAGCTCTCAAGACTAGAGGTATGGAGAATTATCCTTTCGCCAAACTTTCTGAGCTTGAATATCCAGCCAATATTAGTGAAAAAGTCTCAAATCTATATTCTGGCTCTAAACAGAAGAACGAAAAGCATACCAAAAAAGCTTTTGTCCTGAACACTTCTATGACTAGTTATTCTCCAACTGCTTCAGACTACTGGGATGCGGCAGTTGTTGACATTAAAAACGATTCAGGCGTTTGGATTCAAATCGATAGGTTTAAATACGAAGACCAGTCGCTTAATTATTTTAATAAAAATCTATCTTCTTTTGTGTCTGCCTTGGGAATTACGAACTCTACGCCCAAGATCTACGGCTTCAAAGAAGTTCCAAAAGGTCTAGAAAAGAATGCTAATTTTGTAGAAGTCAAGAAGTGGGTTGTAGAAACCTCATTTAAGAAATTAGAAAATGACGGCGCAATCAATGAATTCAACTGCTTCTTAAAACTATCTAACTTTGAGCTTCCTTACTCTTATGTTTCATTGATGAAGTTTATGAAGTCTATTGAGCATCAAATTCCTGATGATTCAAAAGATTTAAAAAATCTTATCAAAGATTATGAAGAGGTAAGCAACATAATGAAGAATACATCATTTGCTCAATTGAAGTCTGGTCTTGTTTATTTCAATTGTTATCAAACTTTCTTAGAAAAGCTTTCTTCACAAGAGATTCATCCCTTTATTAAGAATATGGAGTCTTTTCTGGAAAGGAATCCTATGCTGAATTATGTAAATGATTCTTACTTTGGTTATATGAGAAAGCCTGAATTCGAAAAGAGCATCCTGTCCTACGTCAAGTAAAATTAATAATATGAACATCCCATACATCATAACAAACAACTCAATTACCGTTGTTGTCAATGGTAAAAGTTATACGCTGAACGACGGGCACCCTAATTATGCCGCCGTCAGACAAGCGGTCGTTGACCGTAAGTTCGATAAGATTGCAACTCTTGTCGATATCCCTGAAGCAGTGCGCCGATATACTTATGGTAGCATTGAAGTTGAAAATGGTGCGATTAAGTACGCTGGTCAACCAGTTCACAACTATGTCTGCGAAAAAATCTTTTCTTTTATGAAGGAAGGATTGCCTTTTGAGCCACTGGTTGCGTTCTTAGACAAGCTTATGAAAAACCCTTCTAGAAGGGCAGTGAATGAGTTGTATTCATTCCTTGAGCATAAGGCTATGCCTATTACCCCTAATGGTAATTTCTTAGCTTATAAGTCAATCTCTCTTGATTGGAAAGATCACTATACTGGCACTTTTGATAACAGTGTTGGTAATACTCTTGAGATGGCTCGCAATTCTGTTTGCGATGATGCTGAAGTTGGTTGCTCTTCTGGATTCCATGCTGGATCTTTGCAGTACGCTTCAACTTTTGGAGGAAGCAGCAAGCTTGTAATTGTTGAAATCGACCCCTCTGACGTAGTTAGTATTCCAAAGGATTCTAATTGCCAGAAGCTCCGTACCTGCAAGTACAAGGTTATTGCAGAATACACTCAGAAGCTTCCTGACAATTATACTGAACAGTATAGCCCAAAAGAAGAGTTTGATAATTATACTGATCCTTGCTACTGTGATCAGTGTCCCGCAGAAGATGAAAATGAAGACGACTCTGTGCCGATGTCTTTTCATAATGTCAGAGACGAACTGGGACGCTTTACTAAGAAAGTGAAAGTATCTTAATGGTTATAGCAGTTTTGCTGCTAATAATGTTCTTAGGATACGTCTCTCAAAGAGAAAAACTGAAGTGAATAAAGGTAGTGGGGCGAAAATCCTGCTACCTTTTTTCTTTTTTAAGATACAATAAGTTGTGGAATCTGTTAATTATAAAAATGTACTATGCATTGGCCCCTCTGGCAATTCGGGGAGAGCAATTGCTTGCAAGAGCTTTATCTATAATTTACTAATTCAAAAGATAAACGTCTCATGGAAGCCTATTAAAATTGACGGCACCACGGAAGGTGATTCCGAGCTAGATTCCAAAGTAGTTAGAGTTAAAAATGCATTGCTTAAATACTCAGAGGTTGTTTTATGCTCTCATCCAAAGAACTGGAATGCCTTAATAGATTCTAATAAAATACAAGAAGATAAAAAAATTATAGGCAAATTTTCATCTGACATAGACGAGATTAGTAATGAGAATGTATCTTTTATAAATCAAAGCAAGGTACATATCTTATCTGTTTTAAATGAAGAAGTCTACGATACGCTAAAAGGTAAGATAACAAAACCAATAATTATTGAAAAATTGTCCTATGTAGTAGACAAGAGAAGCGTAGACTACAAGGCTTTTGACAATAACGAGATAATGCTTGGCGATGGATGGTATGAGGTGGAAATGTTTGATAACAAGATGTTTCGATGGACCAAGCCTTGTTTTTCTATTTTATTTAATAAAGAGATTCCTTATACGCAAATGCGACTAGGATTAATAAATGAATTCAATGACAAAAAAATACTAATCCTTGCAAGGAAAAAGAATGGGCTTACAAAACAAATCCTCGACAAAAAATATGAAGTTAATGAGAAGATCTCTTTGACTATTGACATTAAAGATATAGAAACTTTAACTTTCAGCAGCGAAGAGTGTTCTAGTTTTGGCAATGACACAAGACTTTTGTTTTTAAAATTCTACAGTATTATTTTTGAGAACGAAAACTCTATAGACACTATTCCTATAATAGATTTAAAAACAGAAGAAGAAACTCGACAAGTAAATTTTATTTTTTCTTCTAATCATGAAGTAACAACAGATATAAAATCTTTATATTGTCACGAAGAGAAAAGAAGCATAAAGTCTTTTGAAATTAAAACCAAGTTAAAGACTGGCATTATATTGTATTTAGAGAACTTATCTCCAAAAAACCTTCGTTGCTTAGATAATCTAACTGCTTATAAAAATTCAAAATATAATGTTCCAATTATTATTTGCTCCGATGCTGATTTAGAAATACCAGATAAGTATAATGTTGAGTTCTATAAGTTTGAAATGCCAAAACTAAATGATCGTGGAGCCACTTTTAAAGATAGATATTCTTTTTGGTCATTTGTTGAGTTTATCAGAATAGCTGACCACCTAGAGTTAGATCATTTCTTAGGGTATGAATGGGATTGCAAGGTAGGTCAAGAGTTATGGTTTGATAGACTATGGGATGACTTTTTATCTTGGGATTCTGAGCCTATTATAGCTGGTACTCCTGTTATCCGATATCCCATGAATGGTTGCGGCAACTTTTTGCAAGCTTCAACAGAATATCAATATCAATACGCCAAAGACTGTGGAGTTACCATGTATTTAGACACAGGTGGACCTCATACTCTTTACTGTAACGGTGCATTAACTTTTTACAAAACGCAAAAGATGAAAGAATACTTTGCTAAAGAGTTAAACTATAAAGCTGGCGACGATTCTTATATACTTAATAATAAAAACGCTTGGGATTTAGAAGTAGGATTAAGAATATTGCAAGACGTAAAAGATGACATCTTTAATAAAATAGCATGGATTCCTTCATCATATTCTGGCTTTGGAGACTGTTATTATAATCAGAGACAACGCAATAAGATGCTAGAAACCGGATTAAAAGCAGCAATCCATCAATATAAATATTAATATGCAGATAAAATTTATAATTAATTCTCACATTGAATATGTAAATAAAACGATTCATAAGATCATTCCAAGTCTTTTACAAAGCGGAATTGATCCTAGTTTAATTTACATGATAGTAACTCAATGTAATGAAAACAAAAAAATAGAGAATCAATATGGTATCAATTTATATCAAGTTGATCACAACTCTTATGATGCTCATGCTACCTTTCTTTCAGTTTTTGAATTAGGCTTATCTTCTGATTATTGGTTTTATATACATGATACTTGTATTGTAGAAGAGAAGTTTTATCAAAAAATAAAAGAATTTGATTATTCTCCAGACTATGATGCAGTACGTCTTTGCAACGAGAATGCTACTATGGGATTAGCTCTCTATAAGCATTCTTATATTAAAAAATTTGAACCAACGCTAAGAAAAGAAAAAAATACTGATTACTCAGAAGAGCGAATGAAAATCATGAAAAGAGATTTCTCTATCATGAGAGAAAATATGTTTATATGGAAGTCAAAGATAAAACATTATATAGGCGACATTCCTATTGATGTTAATAACATTAAGATTTCCTCATTTAGCAATCCAGAAGATAAATATCCTAAATATCTTGGAATATGTGATTTCTATGGAACGGGTACGCCTAGATTAAAAGTTCATTTTGAAGATATTGGAATTTATAAATTTTCTGCTAATTATGGTCAAAATCCACATGAATCATTTGATCATGTCATAAAACTATGAATATTTATACATTTTATGAACCCGTAAATGAATTAAATCACCGTTCTAATGAAAAAATATTAGAAATTTGGAAAAAAAGTTGGGCCTATTATGGGTGGAACCCAATAGTTCTTAATTTAAAAGATGCAAAAAAACATAAATTTTATGACGAATATAAGAAAAAATGTGAAACATATCCAACATTAAATTTTCAAAGTTATGAAATTTTATGTTATTTAAGATGGTTGGCAATGGCTGAATTAGGCGGTTGGCATTGTGATTTTGATATCATGAATTATGGATTTGAGCCAGTTGATTATGAGAACAAAATAGTAACTTGCACTCATCATAGTCTTGCTGCAAGCACCATTCATCTTCCAAAAAGCGGTTATGAAAAGATATTAAATTTAATATATAATTACGAAATAACAGAAAAAGACATTAATCATGAATTAAAAAAATATCATGTCTCTGACATGACTATATTAATAAATTTAAGAAATGAATGCAACATTGATTTATTTCTTGACTGTGAAGCATTTTATTCTTCATCTTGTTATGGTTACTCACATGAGCATTGGACGAATACGAAATTGGTTCATTTTGCATCAGCTTTTACAAATGAAGAAAAGCTTAAAAAAATTATTGAATTTGAAAAAACATCTAAATTTTTAACGTGAATATCTTATTTTATGGTTCTTGTAATGTTTCTGCGCTTGTAGAAAGCATGAATAGTAGAGATTCTATTTTAGGCAAAAGCTTAGAGTCTCATAGCATAACTTCAATTTTGTGCCAAGATACAAAACTAACGCAAACAGAGTTTTTGCAGGTAATTCAAAAACAGGATGTCATTATTACCGTCCCCATTTCTAATAATTATAGGAATAGCTATTTTCTTTCAACCGAATTTATATTAAAAAATAAAAACGAGAAAACAAAACTAATAATTTTCGTATCTTTACATTCTCATTATTATTATTTTGATTATGGACATATTTTTGAAAAAGAAATTACGATAAATAAACCACATCATTTGCATTTTAAAACGCTATTTGAGTTTTATAAAAAAGGTAAAACTGGAAAACAATTTATAGACGAATGTGTTTATAATCCAGAATTTAAATCTTACGAAGAATTACATTCATTTGCAACACAAGATATAGAAGAGCTTTCCAGAAGGCAAGATTTGCTTGTAAATTTTAAAAATGAATATCAAAATGTTGAAGTTATCGATGTGGTGACATTTATAAAAAGTAACTACAAGAAGCATTTAATGTTTTACTCATTAAATCATCCATCGAACTATTTACTCTATTTTATAGCCGAAGAAATATTAAAATTATTAAAAATATCAGAAAAATTAATTAACAGGAACGCAATTGCTTTTGATGATAAATTTTTATTATATAACTGTCAGCAAAAATATTTTGATTTTGATATAAACGCGAGAACGCCTGACTTTAAATTAATATCAAATAATAACAATATTAATAGTTTAGAAGAAGCGGTTTCCTATTATTACGACTCATATAAAGAACAAAAAATAAAAAAATATTAAATGTATTCAACTTATTCATTTACTCATGAGACAAAAGACGTTTTTAACAAAGATGAATTTATTGTCAAAGGAGTCTACGCATTAGAATATGAAGATAATAGGGATTTTTATTTTAGATGGACAGAATTTTATTTTAGCATAAAGCCGACATCAAAAGCCACTACCAATGTAGTTTTAAATATATATAATATCTTTTCTTCTAAAAGAATAATTATTACAACAAGCAATTACAAAAAAGAATTTAATCTTCTTTATGGAGAATATACTTTTTACATACCTCTGTGTCAAAATGATCAAGTGGATATTTTTGTTAGCCCTACTTATGTTGAAAAAGACATCAGAGTAAATCTAGGAATCTGCGTTAAAAAGATTTTCGTTAGCGACCTTGAATATAAATATCCAAAAAGATTACTGGATATAGAAGACATATCCAACAAGATAGAGTTCTTTAACATTAACGAAGGAGCAGATATACACAAAAGAATTAAAGTTCCTTTTGAAAAGCAAAATGGCAAACTTACTATCCTTCCAATAAAAACCGAAGGAAGAGAGTTTTATTTTAATCCAACAATTTTTACTGTAAATGAACAAGATTACATAATTGCAAGAAGAACTAAAGTTTTTGGAGAAAATGTTTTCAATACAGATCTTAAGATGTTCAAGTATCCATCTCTTGAACCAGTAGAATTACCTGTTACCAATGAAGGTCCGAATGAGCAACATGAAGATCCTAGAGCTATCGTTTATAAAGACAAAGTAATCATATCGACAGTAAGTTATTTTAGCTATAAAAACGATTTCTTTCACGAAAAACTTTTAGTTTACGATAAAAATTTTAACTACGAAAAGAGTATCCATCTTGCATACGGGAAAAACGGCTCTAGCGTAACTCAAAATACTGGAGACGAAAAGAATTGGACATTTTTTGAACATAATGGTAAACTAATGTTCGTTCATCAAATGAACCCACATACCGTTGTGGAAACTGACCTTGAAGGCAAAATAATAACAGAATATAAAACTCATTTTAATGTAAAATCTAAGTGGAAATTTGGAGAACCAAGACTTAGCACAAATCCTATTTATAAAGATGGATACTATCATAGTTTTTTTCATAGCCATCTACCTCTTAGAGAGGACAAGTTCTTAACTAAGATGTATTTTATGGGATATTACAAATTTAGAGCGGAACCTCCTTTTGATATAATAGAAGTTATGGAAGAGCCTATTTTATGGGGAAATAACATCTTACCACGCAGAGAACCTCTTGTTCCTTATTGTGTTTTTCCATGTGGATTTATTTTAAAAGACGACACATTTATAATAAGCCTTGGAGTTAATGATGAAGATTGCGCCATATTAGAGTACAAACTACCAACATGACTAAATTAAGTTTATCTTCCTCTTTTGAATTTGAATCTGGTTATCAGACTTTATTAGATACAGTTTTAGAAGAATTTCCTAAGCACGACTGCCTAGTAAAGCCAAGATCATTCTCAAATGACGTAGGTAAATATGAAAAATATTTTGAGAACTTTCCTCAATTTAAAGAAGAAATTGATTTATTAATTTATCCCCCTTGTAATGAGTTAAATTTTTCTAATTTCATATTCTTTCTTAATCCTCATAAGAACAGAGTTCACTTCACGATGTGGGAAAGCACAAGGATCAACGATGTCTTCATCGAACAGATGAATAACATGACGGCGATCATCGTCCCTAACCAGTGGAATAAAGCAAATTTTGAGAGGCAAGGGTGCGAAACTCCTATTCATGTTGTTAATCTCTTTGTTGATACCGGAATATTTAATTATCAAGCTCCTGTAAATAAAGATAGATTTGTATTTGGAACTGCAAACAAAGATCCTCGCAAGAGATTAGAAGACGTTGTTAGATGTTTTAATAAAGCTTTTCCAGATAAGAAAGACGTTCAACTCAAGATAAAAATATCCCCTAAAGAAAGCTACGATAAAGTTTTTGCTTCTAACAAGATAGAAATTTGCAAAGAATCTTACACTAGACATCAATTGAAATCATGGTATTCTAACAACGATTGTTTTGTTTCTTGCGTAAGTGCAGAGGGTTGGGGTTTAATGCAGCACGAAAGCATGGCTTGCGGAAGGCCAGTTATCGCTGCTAAGTACGCTGGACTTTCTGAGTTCATGACAGAAGATAATTCTTTTTGTATTAATTATAAAGAAGTTCCTGCGGAAGGCTATTGGAAAGCTCCCGGCGCAAAATGGTCAAAATATGATGAAGAACACTTGATAGAATCCATGAGGTTCGCCTATAATAACCCAAGCATCGTAGAAGCAAAGGGGAAAAGGGCAAGCGAGGACGCTTGTAGACTTAATAAGGAATTCTTTGTAGCAAACTTACTCAAAGTCATTGAAATTTACAAATGAAAGCAATCCTAGAATTTAATCTGCCAGAGGAAGAAAGAGAATACCAAATAGCAAATCAAGCCAAAGATATGCTTTGTGTAATTGGTAATTTAGAAGATACTTTACGGAGTTATTTGAAATACGGGCATACATTTAAAACTCCAGAAGAAGCCCTTCAAGCTATTCGCACTCGCTTGCATGAAGAAGTTTCTATTAGATATATAAATATCCACGATTAATATGATAGAAATTGTTCCAACTCTTTCTCAGATTTCTCTTGCTAAAGAAGAAGCCAAGAAGATTGGAGTCCTTAATAATTCTATCCTTAGCGGCAAAGGCAATGTGTATGGCGTACTTGGCGAAATACTTGTTGCTGATTACATTAAAGCAGATCGGTCTAATACTTATGACTTTGACTTGGTAAGATCAGGCAGAACAGTAGATGTCAAAACAAAGCAATGTACAAGCAAGCCTAACCTTAATTATTACTGCACTGTTGCTGACTATAATACAAGTCAAGATTGTGAGGTTTATGGATTTGTTAGAATATTAAAAGACTTTAGTAAAGCTTGGATTCTCGGAGGCGTACTAAAAGAAGACTTTTATAACAAAGCCATCTTCTATAAAAAAGGAGACCCAGATCCTAGCTCTCACATTGGTTTCAAATTTCAAGCAGATTGTTATAATATAGAAATTAAACACTTAAAGCCATTCAAATTAAAAAATGAGAAAAGATAAGCTTCAACAATTGTTTTGTCACCTTGTGCTTACATTTGGCGCAGGTTGCGTTTTGTTTTTGATACTTGTTTTTATTTTTGATTTATGGAACAGGTAGATATAATACGGTATGAGTTCATCATGCGTTACTGTTTCATATAACCTTAAGATTAAGGATCAAGAGTTCGTCTTGTCAAGAGACGAGGTTTATGATATTTATAACCAATTGCATAAAGTTCTTGGAATAGTAGAGCCAAGGACTTCGCCTAGTTATCCTTACCCAACATATCCATCTTATCCTAGTTATCCAACAGTTTTTTATACCGCTGGCACTAGCACTCCCAATAATCCTAACTGGAAATCATGCTAAAGATTAAAATCTGGATGCGCGGGACCAATGAGTACAACCGCGACACAATAGATGGCCCCACTCCTGACCAAACTCAAGAGCAATTTGAAGATGCTTTTAGAGATAGCGACGAGTGTTTTTGTGGTGGCGATGTCTATGAGACTTGTCCTTATTTTAGTGCTGATGGTTATGATTCTATAGATGTTTATCTTGGCGGCAATGAACATATAGAAAATAATGAAGAACCTATTTTCACAACCTCAGATTGGAGTCAATTTCAATTTGAAAAAGGTGGTGGCTGCAATTACATTCCCCAAGAGCCAGATGAAGTAGGCAAAGTAAATATCTGGTGGTATCATGATATGAAATTTAATTATATCTACTATTGGGAGAATGTTACAGAGTTTGATCCAAAGAAGTTAACCGTACAGTATGGCGTAGACCAAGATGGTCAAAAATATCTTGAAGAAGTCTACTATAATGGCGAAGCTCCTGATGATTATCATGATCATGGTGATACAGGCTATGGCTACACTGGGCCAGAATTCGTTTATCATCCAGAACAAAAATTTGCTGAAGAAGACGAAGACTGATATAATATGAGTATGAACCGCAAAGGATTTTTCAAGACTATATTTGGAGGCTTTTTGGCAGCAACTGCTGCCCCGGTAGTTCTTAAAGCCCAAGAAGAACCGCAAAAAAAAGACTTGACTCAAAGTCGAACACCGTTCACATTGAATGGAGATGGCAATATTGGATTAGGAACTTCATGCCCAAAGATTCCATTAGTGGTATCTAGTATTGTCTTTCAGGTTGGAGAGAGGCAAATGAGAATGGGAGGAGATGAAAAAGGCGACTTTGAAATTAAATGGTTAGATGTCAAAGAAAATGAATCTTCTGCTGATATTGTAATTCATCAACCAAAGGATGATCCGTGGAAGAAAAATTTTACTGTGATTCGCTAACTCCTGAAGAAATCAGTCAAGGTTGGCATCATTGTTATAGCTGGAATGGCAAGCTGATTGGTCCCGGCTTTCCTGAAATGAATAGCTGCGAATGCAAAGTCAATAAAGTAATTCACAATCAAATAAAGAAAAATGAAGTTAAGCTCTTACGGAAAGAAGATCTTGTTGGTTTCCGATCTTCATAACAACGTTGAAAAGTTCGATAAAATTATTAAACATGAAGCGGCGGATGTTAATGTCTGTTTAGGAGATTGGTTTGATAGTTTTTATCTTGATAGTTCTGATGACCATAAAAAGACTACTGATTATTTGATGCGGTATCTTTCTGCGTCAAATAGTTATACTCTTTTTGGCAATCATGATTTGCATTATCTATTTAATAATCATTATGCAATGTGTAGTGGTTATGAAGATAGAAAGTATTTTGCTATCGATGAAATACTAGGGTCTGAGCGTCAAAATATTACTAATAAGTTCAAATGGCGAATCTGGGTTGATGATTTTCTTTGTACTCATGCTGGACTTTACCCTGATTACATAGACCCCACTGTTAAAAACAATGATGACCTAAATCTTTTTCTTGCAAAAGAAATAGAACGTGCGAACATTGCCTTAAGAACAGATCAAAATCATTGGTTTTATTATGCTGGTCGAAGCAGAGGTGGCCCCAAAAAAGGTGGAGGAATTGTTTGGTTAGATTTTAAACAAGAGTTTCAGCCTATTGAAGGTTTAAAGCAAATTGTTGGTCATACTTATCATAAAAATGGTAGAGTTAACCCTCACCATTTAGATGGCAACGTGAATCCCTCAGATTGCGATAATCTTTGTATTGACAATGGATTAAATGAGTATATAATAGTCAGCAACGGTAAGCTTGAAGTTAAAAAATTTTTAGATATATAAATAGTATGAATTTATTTAAATTTTTAAAACAAAAACTGTTTTCTAAACCTCAAACAACAAAAGAAAAAATTGCAAAACCAAGTTCAACTGTAATATTAGTTCCTGTTGGGCATCACATTGAGCCATCGGTTGACGATTCTTTGCGTAAGCTAGAGTCTATGGGCTATACAGTATGGAGAAAGTATGGTTGGTCTGCAATTGATCAAGGGCGATGTGCAATGGCGCAAGAAGCACTTGATGCTGGATTTGAGCATTTATTTTGGATTGACGCAGATGTTTCATTTTGGCCGTTCGATGTTGAAAAAATAATCAATTTAGGTCTTCCGTTTGTTTCTGCTCCGTATAGCGTAAAAGGCTGGCCTGTCTTAACTACGCAGTTTAAAGATAAAAAAGTCAAACTGGGAGAAAATGGTGACTTATATGAAGTAAATTATGCCGCTACAGGATTCATGTATACGCATCGTAGCGTATATGAGAAAATAGCTAAAGATTTAAACATGGAAAAAGTAAAAATTTGGGGAGGACAATATAATGTATACCCTTATTTTTATCCACTATTAGTTGACGGCGAATATCTTGGAGAAGATTTTGCATTTTGTCATCGACTAAAACTAGCGGGAATTAAATTATATAGTGACACGCGAATTAAGCTGTCCCACATAGGAAAATATTCATACAGTTATAATTTTTTGAATTCAGGAATTAAAGAAGAGCCGACTACCGTAAATTACATTCAAAACGAAGATCTAAAATTTAGTTAAAATGAACAATCATCAAAATAAAGTTGAGTTAATTGGTTACTATGGCAACGATCAAGTTCACGCTTGTTCAGCTTGGACCTCTACAAGCCGAGATTTAAATGAAGATAAAATCAATAGAATTCCTAAACTCCTTAAGATGCTCGCTGATGCAGGACATCATACTCCCTTTGAGAAGTCTGCTATTCATTTCTTGGTGGATACCGATATTGCTAGTCATATTCATATTCTTAAGCACCGCATTGGTGTTCCTGTTAATGGTGAATCTGCTCGTTACAAAGAAATCAAAGAAGATAAGTATTTGATTCCTAGTGATTGGCCTGAAGATTGGCAGCTTGCTCTTGCTAATTATACAGAAGAAGGCAATAGACTTTATCATCAGTGTATTAAAAGTTTATGCGATAGAGGTTTTGATAGAAAGCGAGTAAAAGAATCTGCTCGTTTCTTTAAGAATTATAATTCTCAAATTCAAGCTGACGTAATGTTCAATTGGCGATCTTTCAATCACTTCTTGAGCTTGCGTAACAAGCCTGACGCTCAAAAAGAGATTAGAGAAATTGCCGCCGAGATGTTGCGTCTAGTAAAGAATATTGAAGGTAATCCTTTCGAACATACAATTGCTGCATTTGAACTATGATCACTGATTATAATCTATTTTTAGATGACGTAAGAATTCCAACTCATGTTAAATGGGTTGAAATTCCTGCAAATCAGCATTATTCTG